ATCTCTGGCCACGGCGATCTGGCCACGGGCGGCGTGATACTCATCGCTGCTCAGGCCCGCCTCCATGTTGGCGTGGGCGGTGGCGATGACCGCCTTCAACTTGTGCTTCATCAGCAGCCAGTCCTGACCTGCTTTATTGACCTTCATTGACTAACGAAGCCTCCGCTGCCCTGTGGCTCTTCGCCCCGCGCCCGCGCTTCGTCGGCGACCGCGTCTTCCATTGCCGCCTCGGCTTTCAGCACCCGCTCCTTGTGGCCAATGTCCATGCCCTTGAGGCCAAGCCGCGTCTTCAGTTCCTCGATCTTGATGTCGTAGTGCTGCGCGGTTTGCAGCAACTCGGTCTGGCGCTGCATCTCGGCCACCTGCAAGCGGGCTTGGCTGTCGATCTTGGCCGCTTCGAGCCGGGTTTGGGCGGCGATCACGGTCGGGTTCTGCATCGGGTCTGGGGCGGCGGCTTCCTGCGCCTGCTGCTGCGCTGCCGCGTCGGCGGCCACTGCCGCGTCAAATTCTTCCTTGGAGACCAGCACCGTGGTCGGCTGGATCATCGAGCTACGGACGCTCTCGTTGATCGTCTCGTAGGTCTTGATCGCTTTCGACAGCACCGGGTGGCTCGACCAGTTCTGGGCCATGTTGAGCAGCATCTGCGCCTGAAGCTCACGCTGGAGCAGGGACGAGGAGCCACGGGCATCGACCTTCATGTCGCCCTTGATGTCCTCGCGGCTGTTGTGCTGCATATTCCAGTCGTAGAGGCGGCGGATGCTGGGGGTGGTGATGCCGTCGTCAAAGTTTTTGACGACCCGCCGGAACGTAATGTTGCTGGCCATGGACATGAAGTTTGTGGCCGTTGCCGTTATGTTGGGATTGTCGGTAAGCTCGCCCTCGGCCTGAACCGGCAATGCCGTCTCATCGTCGATGAAGCGGCGGGAGACTTCGACGAGGTTCATGATCTCGGCGACGTTGTTTTCGATGGCCTTGGTTTCCAGCACGGTCCCGCCCGCGAGGCCCGCGCCCTTCTTCTTGTACCACACCTTGCGCGGCGTCAGCACCCAGCTTCGGTTGGCTGGCTCGACCATGTCACGGTCGATAAAAATCTGCGGCCCAACACTTAGGGCCGCATTATCGAGAGCCATGCGCCACGCACCGTTCATCGACTTCTGGCTGTCGGCCATGATCTCGGGGATGCCGTAGCCAAAGATGCTGCCCTCGCTCTCCTCGAAGGTGAACAGCGAGTAGAGGCTTTCGCCGCTGTCGAGCGGATAGCACGGCGCCAGCTTGAGGATTTTGCCCTCGCACAAATAGCAGATGACCTTGACCTCGTTGAGCGGGTCATTCTCCGTCTCGACGGCGATGGCCTCTTCCTCGCGGTCCAGCGCACGCAGCACCGTGGCCACGTCCTCGTTGGTCAGCGGGCCATGATATTCCCAGCCGACAAAGCGGTCGCGGATGACATCGGTGGCCCCGGTGATGGCGCGCAAATTGACGAGATAGTTCATGCTGCTGTCGTTCAGCACTTGGCCGATGGTGCGCTCTTCGATGATCGCTCGCACGGCGTCCTTGGAAAAGCCGCGCTCCTTGGCCAGCCGCCTGAGGTCTTTGCCGCTCCACAGGTGGCGTTCGAATTCAAACTCCCTGTCTTCCGGCCTTATCGCGCTCATGTCGGGGAAGTAGCTCCACGGGTCCACCCACTTGTAGATCGGCGCCGGGTCTTCCTCCCGCTGGTAGACGTATTCATCGTCGAGCTTGATCCAGTGGCCACGCAAATTGTCCCCGGCCAACGGGCCTTTGACGATGCCGGTGCCGAGACGAACGCTGTCGCGGATGGCCAGCCTGCACTCCGCTGCGTACTCGCACTCGACTAACTGGTCCTGCATCTCGCGCCGCATGGCCTCGCCGCGCTTCTGCGCCTCGCCTAGTTCTTGTCGCGCCTTCCCGGCAACGTCGAGAGCAGTTTGAGCGCCTGCTGCTGCAACTTGCGCGCCCGCTTCTGTAGGCGCTTGATTAGCTTGTTCGACCATTTGCTCGGCTTGGGCGAGCGCTTCTTTGGCTGTTTCATGGAGTGTTGGCACCGGGGTTGGCGTGATGTCCCAGTTCTCCTCGTCTGTGGGAAACAGCAACGCCGATAACCGTGCCTCCCAGCTATTGGATTTCTTGCGGGTGATCTTGACGAAGGCGCGGCTCTTGGTGCTTTCGGTCAACTGGCTTTCGGTCTTCTCGTCGTAGCGCCCGTGGAACGCCCGCATATTGGCCAGCCAGCGGGTTTCGACGTGGCCTTTGCGGGTGACTTGATCCTTGGCCAGCGCTTCGAGCCGGTCAACGATACTGCCCAGCTTGTCCTGAATTTCAGTTTCAGTAGGACCGCTCGGCGGTTCTTCTGCCAGCATCGGAGCCGTGGCCATGGGTCTATCTTCCTAACAGGCCGGGGCGCCTTTGGTTGAACATCGGCATCGCTCTTTGCGAGACGTATTGCTGCAATTGCTGCTCGCGGGCAATCTGATCGTCGGGCGGCGGACCAGCCGCCTGCTGCTCGGCAAGCATCTGCGCCCGCTGGGCGGCAACCATCCGCGCTTGCTCCGCTGCCTGCCTGCCCATCACCGCGCCGCCGACCTTGGCCGCCATCTGGCGCGTGGCTGGGTTGGCCAGCACCTCTTTCACCGCCTGCTGACGGCCAGCGGGAAGGGCAGGCGTCTGCTCTCGCTGGGCTATGAGCGCCTGCATTGCGGCATCGCGTGGGTCCGGGGGCGCGGGTGCGCCTGCGGGCGCTCCGCCACCAAACTCGCTGAGGTCTCTGGCCACGGGAACGACACCTGCCGCGTCGAAGGCAGGCGGCGCTGGCTTGATCAAGGCGCCCGGCGGCGGTCCCATTGGCCGCTGCACCGGGACGATGCCCGCTTTGCTGAAGGCTGGCGGTTGGTACTGCTGGACCACCTGTTTCTTGAGTTGATTGGCGGCGTTCGTGAAGCTGGTTGGCATGGTCAATATCCTGCTACAGGATCGGCACCGTCCATCGGCACCGCGATGTCGTCAAAACCCGGTTGCTTGGCCACCGTCCGCCCAGAGCGGACCAGATAGCGCATAACATCCATCAAGTGGTCATGCTTTTTTACGATACGCCCATTCTCGTCGCGGCGGTAGAGGCGGTATTCGTTGAAGAAGTTGAGCAGGTGGCTCATCACCTTCAATCTGCCGGTCGAGAGCGCTGCCCACGTATCGTAGAGGCCCGCGTCCACCGCATTGTCGGCCATGCTGAGGTTGAGGCCAAGCTGGCGGTAGAGGTCAAACAGCTTCTCGCCATCGCGCTGGGACGAGCCGTGCGCGGCTGGATCGCAAACCCCGCTCATCCAGTCGCCACGGGCCTTGATCGCTTCGGCGTGGACCGCCGGTTCGGCAATCCCCCGGTAATGCTCGGCATAGAGGTACTGGATGCCCGTGCTGGGGTCCCATGCCGACCACAGCGCTGCCGTCCGGTTCCAGCCCACGTCGAGGCCATAGCAGCGTGGCCACCACACCGGGATCGGGAAGTAGGCGACCGCGATGTCGCTTTCGGGGATGGGATAGATGGCGCCTGAGCCAAGGCTTGGGATGCCCTTGCTGCGGGCGTCCCGCAGATACGGCGGGATGCTTTCCAGCAGGTCCTGCTTGGCCTCCGGCGAGAGATGGGGCGCGTCTTCCCAGCCCGCCGTCACCAGATATTTGCTGTTGGTGATCTCGGGCATTATTTCTTTTTCGCCTTCCGCGCTTTGCGCTGGATGTCGTAGGCGATAGCAACCGCCTGCTTTTGGTCATAGCCCTCTTTGACCAGCCGCTTGACGTTCTCGCTGAACGCGCTCTTGGACTTGCCCTTCACCAGCGGCATGGCTCGCTCCTCAGAAGGTTGATGTGACGATGGCCAATCCGAAAATCAGGATGACCACGATCAACGCGCCGATGACGATGCACGGGCCGGTGCGGATGGCTCGCTTGGCATCGCGTTCAAACTCTGGGTCCATGGCCATTCACCCAAAAATGAAAATTGCAATGATGGCCACCACCACCACGATAAGGATCGCACGCGGGGCCATGATGATCGCCCGGCTGAGGGCGCGAGAAAGCGGGCGATTTTTCACCGCGCCTCCAACTCTTCGACCCGCTTCGTCAGCGTCTTGACCGCCTCGATCAGCACCGCGCACAGCCTGCCGTAATCGACGGCGAGGAAATCGTCTTCGTCCTCGCTGCCGCTGACCAGCGCGGGCAGGACCGCCTTCAACTCTTGGCCAACGATGCCGATGTGCTGCTTGCTGCCCTCGCGGTAGCGGACCCCGCGCAACCGCTTGGTGAGGGCGAGCGCGTTGCGGATTGGGCGCACATCGCGCATATCGCGTTCGTCGGCCTTCAGCGAGACGCCGCCCGCTGCCGTGAACGCTCCGCTATGGAGAAGCTGACCCGCAGCGTTCCAGCGTAGGTAGGAAAACTGGGCGGTGATCGGGTCGTCGGTGACTTGCAGGTAGGCGTAGCCGTGACCAGAATTGCTGCGGATGCGGATGCCGCCCGTGGTGCCAGCGTTGGGCGTCTTGCAGTCGAGCAGGCTAATGATGCCCAGTTGGCCGTCATTGCTGAAATGAGCGATGTTTACCCCGCCTACCCAAAACTTATGCTGGGCGGCGGCTGGAGCCATGTAATCGAATTGTCCGCTCGATACGCCGAGGCCATAGACTGCGCCCGCCCCGTCGTTAAACAGCTTTAGCTTGGCCCTCGCGGCATCCCCCGCAACATCGCTGAACGATCCCCCCATGCTGATATGGATCGGGTTCGCGCCGGAGGTAGGCGCAGAGACACCCATCGTCATATTGCTGGTCGTGGAAATCCCGCCAGTGACGGCCAAGCCAGTCGCTCCAACCGCACAAATATCAACGCCGCCCGCGCCGAGTTGCAAGTTGCCGACCTGCGAGCGGACGAAACTCTGCCCGCCCGTGTGCAGCAGCATCAGCTTGTCGGTGCCGACATACATCAGGCCGCTGGCGATGATGTCGCCAGTGACAGACAAGCCGGTGGAGCCAAATGCTGCGATCTGTGTGCCGGATAGCGTTACGTCGAGCGACAGCCCGCGCAAACTTAACGCCTTATATGCGCTGCCAGTGCGGTCGTAGCTTAATATGATCCCAACCGTGCCATTGTGGCTAAATTCAAGGTTCTGCCCAGAAGCCTTGAAGCCCCCGCCAGTTACGGAAAGGCCATTGCCGATGGTTCCTAGACCACTGGTGGTGAGAGTGCTGTTGACCGTCAGCGCCCCCGAAAGCGTCCCGCCTGTGAGCAGCAGATAATTCGCCAGTGATGCGGTGGTCGCGTAACCACTCAAGGATGCGACCGTGGCGAAATCGGCGTCGGTGCAAGCGGTGTTGAATTGGGCGATGGTACCGGTGATGCCGACAATGCTGGGCTGGTCGCCCGAGTTGGTGCCGGTCAGCAAGAGGTCGCTCTTCAGCGTGGCCAAGGTCTGCACCTCGGGGACGCCTGATCCTGCGGTCTTGCGGTAGATCAGCGAGGCCGTGGCCATGTTGGCCATCTTGGCGAGCGTCACCACCCCGGCGGCGATGGTGTTGGCCGTTGCGCCCGCCGCCGAAGTTACGTCTCCCGTGAACGCGGGCATGGCTGTGGTCACATCGGCAGTGGTCAGCGTCACCGCGCCCGTGCGGGTGTTGAAGCTGGCGACACCCGCAGCCGGGATCGTGGCCACAACCGCTTCGATCTTGTCATAGACGGCGTCCTTGGTGGGAGCCTCAAGGCTCCCATTCCAAGCCACGCCATAGACCTCGGCGGGGACGATGATGTCACCCGTGAACGTGCCGCCAGCGACTGGCATAATGTCGGCGTCGGTGATGGCCGTGTTGAATTGCGCCAGCGTCCCCGTGATGCCGACGATGCTGGGCTGGTCGCCTGAGTTGGTGCCGGTCAAGCCCAAGTCCGTCTTGAGCGTGGCCAGCGTCTGCACTTCAGGCACACCGGCACTGGCGGTCTTGCGATAGAACACGGTGCCGCTGGCCACGTTGGCCATGTCGGCCAAGGCCACTGCGCCTGCATTGATTTGCAGGGTGGTGCCGGTGCCGCCGACCGTGATGTCGCCCTTGTTGCCGTCAGGCCCCAGCCCGTCCGCTCCGGCAGGCACGGTGGCCCATGTCTGGTCTGCCCGCAGGAACTGGGTGGTGCCGCCGGGAGACTGGATTTGCGAGGGGAAGATGTCCTGTGACATGGCCTATCCTATCATGTGGGCTTGCGCCCTGCCCAGCGGAGTGAATTCATAGGCTCCGAACGTCCAGCTAACCCACTGCTCCGTAGCTGACGTGAAGGTGGCCGGGTCTTCGGTGGCCGACGCCGCCATGGTTAGTTGGCGGGCCGCGCTGTTGGTAGACGATCCCTGCGTCGCCCCTGCCTGCGACAGCAGCGGGGTATAGTTGGTGGGGGCGACGGTGGCCACGACCGCAGCATCGCCGTGCCGGGATGCGATCAGGCTCATGTCTTGGCTGGCACCGGAGTTATTGGTGATCAATGGCGGGTTGGAGTTAGTGCTGCTGCCTTGCGCGGAGGTGGCGGTGATCATCCCGATGGCTTTGCCTGCCGCTGCTTTGAAGGCGTACATATTCAGCGAGTATTGCTCGCCAGCGGTGCTGTTGATGGTGATGCCGGGGAAGGCCGACGCGGCATAGGCGGCGGTGGTTTCGCGCACGAAGATCGCCCCGGTTACGGCGTTGGTTGCGTCCGATGCCTGATTGATCTTGGCCCAGCCCTGCGTCTCGGTCACGGTCGGGTTGCCGTCTATCGAAACCAGCGCGATCCACAGCACTTTCTCGCCTGCGGCGATGACGGTGTTGAGCGAGGTGAAGGTGATCGTGGCCGGTGTCCACGCGGTGGCGTTGCTGCCTCCATCGACGGCGATGCCTCGGCGGACGAGAGTGAGGAAGGCCACCTAGTTCCTCTGGACCTTGAGAACCAGCGTGCAGCGCTGCATGGTGGCCACGCTGTCCACGTTGATCCTGAAGATGTCATCCGCCGCGACCGTGCTGATCCACGTCGGCACTGAAGCTGCTGTATTTTTGAGCGCTCCACTGATGGTCGGCTTGGCTGCTGCGGTGATGGTATCCGCCACGAGGGGCGGGTAGTTGGCGTAGGTGTCCTTCCAGATGTCCACCACGATGGACCCGGACTGGTCGCCGAGCAGGGTCCAGCCGACGATGGTGCCGGAGAACGGGATTTGGATGTCGCCCTTGATGCCGGTCGTGATCGGCGCTCCGGCGCCGTCGATGATGAATTGCATCCCGATGACGCCGCTTGGCCCGGCTGGTCCGGGGATGCCTTGGATGCCGGGATCGCCTTGCGGGCCGACCAGCGAAGTCGGCGCTCCCCAAGCGCCCGCCGCCTTGGGTCCGTAAATATCATCGCCCGCCGTATCTATGTAAAAATCGCCGTCCGCCCCGACGCCGCCGCTTGGCGGAGCGGCCCCGTTCAGAACCGTCTTGCCATTGGTTCCATTGGTTCCGGGTGTGCCGGGTGTGCCGGGTGTTCCCGTGTCGCCCGTGTCGCCTTTGACGCCCGCAGCGCCGCCATAGGGGACGATCAGGATGGCAGCGAGATTGTCGAACACGCCGGTCAGCGTGGTGCCTGAAACGGTGTAATCGGTGGTGGCTTTCTGGGCGACACCGTTGACGAACACCAGCACGGTGTTGGCGGCATAGCCAGTGGGGATGGTGATGTTCTGCGTGGCCCCGGTGCCGACGGCTTCGACCCGGAAGCTGTCCATCGCACCGCCGCCCGCGCCCAGCGTTTCGATCTTGTCCCACAGCGCGTTCTTGGTCGGCACTTCCATGCTGCCGTTCCAGCCGGTGCCATAGACCTCGTCGGGGACGATGATGTCGCCGGTAAACTCGGCAGCACCGTCGATATAGATGTTGGTGGATAACCCGCTGAAAGGTAAAATCTGAAACTCGTTGGCCCAGACGGTAATGTCGCCAACGCCGTTAGAAATAATGTCGGCGTTGGTGGCCCCGACGCTGTCCGTGAAGTGTATCCTGCCACCGCCGCCCGCCTTGAAAAAGGTCAGGTCGCCAGTCATCGTGTCGCCCGTCTTGGACACCTTGAGCGGGTCGCTCGCGCCACTCCCTGTTCCAAACGGGCCGACTGTCGCGCCATTGACCCTGCCGTAGAAGCCAGCGGTGGTTGACCACAGATCGCCATTGACGGGCGATGTTGGTGCGGTGCCGTGGGGTATGCTGACACCGGCTCTGGCGGCGGCGCTGGCCTCGGTGATGAGCTTGCCGGAGGTGGTGATCCCGCCGACGCCAGCGGACGTAAGCTGGAGCGTGCCATAGGAGAAGACGGAGAAGTTGCCGTTGTAGCCTTGGATTTCGCCTTGGATGATGTCGAGGTCGTAGAACGTGATCTTCGGGTTTTCGCCGTTCAGTTCAATGTCCTGCACGAAGATGTCGGCGGTGACGGTCAACTCGTCGGAGATGTCGCAGATGCCGGTGATGCTGACGTTGCCGGTGACGCCCTGATTGCCGGTAAAACTGTTGCCACCCGCCAGATTGGCCTTGAGCGCGAGGCCAGCGGCCAACTCCGCATCGGTGGCCATCGCGGCCATCTCACTGTCATCGACCTTCGCGTCGAGCGCGGCCTGAAGGCCGGTCGTGTCGGCGATGACATGGGTGTGAACCAGAGGCGCCTTGCCGTTCAGCGCGGTCTGGAGGTCGGTCTGGGCGGAGAGCGTCCCGGTGATCGCGCCCCATGCGGCAGTGTTGCTGGCTGAAATCTCGGTGTAGGCCGAGCCGGTCCAGCGGTAGGTCTTGCCGGTGTCGAGGGCGACGTAGATTTTGCCCACTTCGCCAGTTGCCGGGAACGCCGCGAGATTGGCGAATTCCAACACGTCATCAACGTAGCTGGGCAACTGGGACGCAGGCACCTTGCTGCCACTATCGAGCGTGGCCACGCCATTGGCCGCGCCCTTCTGGGTCAGCGGGATATAGTTGGCCACGGCAGCGGCAAGCTCGGCATCCGTCGCGTAGGCCCCAAGCTCGCTGTCATCGACCTTGCTGTCCAAGGCCCCTTGCAGACCCGTAACGTCGGCAATGACGTGGGTGTGGGAGACGTTGGCCTTGGTGGCCAAGCCCGCCGTCAACTCGGCATCGGTAGCGTAGCCAGCGAGATCGCTGGTCGAGGCCAGCGTCTGGATTTTATCGTAAACCGCGTTCTTGGTCGGCGCTTCCAGTTTGCCGTTCCACGCTGCTGCGTAAACTTCGTCGGCAAGGGTGATGGTGCCGGTGGCCACGATATTGCCGGTGACGCTCTGGTTGCCGGTGAAGGTGTTGCCGCCGCTGAGCTTGGCCTTGGCGTTGAGGGCGTTCTGGAGATCGGTTTGGGCGCTTAGCGTTCCTGTGATCGCGCCCCACGCTATGGTAGTAGTCCCGCCCCCGGTGAAATATGGCAGGGTGTTCCACGCGGTGGTGCCGTCACCATATTTGATCTTGCCGGTGTCATCCTCGTAGCCGGGTTCGGCGAGGGCAAGGATCGGGTTGGAGGCGGTCCAGTCAGCCGCAACATCGCGGCGCAGGCGGATCAGGGCATTACCGGACATATCAGGCGCTCCCACCATCGACGGCGATATAGGGGACGCCCGAGTTGTAGGCGTCACCCCCGTCTATTTCCAGCGTAGTGCCGCCGCCGCCACCGCCGCCGCCACTGCCACCCGCTTCTGCCAAGGCCACGACCTTGTTCAATTTGGGGACGCGAACCGTCTCGGGTTCTTGGTGGCGAAAGACGATAGTGTCTGGCACGGACTTTCTCCTACATCCCACCTCCGGGTCGCATTTCCCTCGGCAAGAATTCTTGCACCACGTCGCTCATGCCTTCCAATGGCGTGAACGTCAGCATGATCATACCCTTGGTTGTGGCCGTCCGCATCAGCGCTTCGCCGTAGACATCGAGGGGCGGCTCCTCGTCGAACCAGATCAGGTGGCGAGCGGTGCCTTCGAAGCTGCCCCGGCCCTGCTGGTAGGACTTGAGGCCAAGCTCAGAGACGCCGCCGCTCTTGTGACGGACCTTGATCGTGTCCACCAAGTCCGCCACGCCTGCTTTCCAGCTTAGCTGGCCTTGATCCATGCCGAGCAGGTGGAACGGGATGAGGCCGGTGCCGTCCACCAGTTTGCGCTGGCCACTGAACGTGATGTTGCCGAGCAATTCGACTTGGATGATGTCGCGGGTGGTCTCGTTGGTCTTGCCCGCTGCCCACGCCTTGATCGGCCCGTGAAAGACGCGGCCTTCCCACCACGGTGGGTAGTTGCCGGTGAGGTGGCAGGTGGCCTCGTAACTTCCGGCGACGGTTTTGCCGACCCGGTTGCCCGCCATGAAGCAGCGCTCGCGGTACATCGCGCCGACCCGGAAAAACTCAAGATGCTTGGAATAGCCGGTTCGCGCCAGCGGCCCGTAGTCGGGGAACAGGGCATTAAATTTGCCGAATTTCTCGGCGTCTTCGAGCGCTCGTAGCTGCTGGAGAAATGGCTCGACTTGGTCGTCCGGCAATGCTGCAACGAACGCTTCCACCCCCACTTTCTCGATCATTTCCAGTGGGGGGATATTGCTCACGGCAGCGGCACCTTTGGTAGCGGCCTCCAATGGGTCGGCTTGGGGTCAGGCCCTGCGTAATTCTTGCAGTGCCATTGGCCATCCTTACCGAGATGCGCGACGATTGGCCACCAGATGTAGTGGTCGTACAAAAGGACGACCTCGTTCTCGGGACAGGTCCCGATATGCTCCCACCCGCGCAGCCGCCGCAGCCGCTCCTTTTCCCGCATTACCTTCTCGCGCTGTTCCTGCGCCGCCCGCAGCCGCCGCTCGCGGTAATCCTCGTCGGACGCATAGCGTTCGCGCCGCCGCCGGTTGGTGGACATTCACCCCGCCCTCTTTTTCAAATCCTGCAAGATGTCGAGTTTGCGCTCACAATCGGCGATGGCGTGAAGCAACGGGTTTTCCTCAGCCGCCTCCATCGCCGACCAATCGCTGACCTTGACCGCGAATTTTTCACCGGCCTCGATGGCCATGACCACGATGCCCTCGCGCTCGAAGGTGAAGGTGATGCACTTGGTGGACTGCTCGGCCCGGTCGATGGCTTCGATGAGCCACTTGGTTGGGAAATGGCCAGCCTTATGCTCGGTGGGAACAGGCACAGCCTCGACCACCATCTCGCCGAATTGGTATGGCGGCCACTCCCCCTCCAGCCACTTGCCCTTCCTGTCCTCTTCATCGAAGACGGCGATCTTGGCCATCCAGTGGCCAGCATCGGAGAGATCGCCGCGTTCTATCGCCCCCCGGTAGAGATCGTAGAGGTACTCGCGCTCGGCCTCTCTGGCCGACTTGGTTGGCTCAACCTTTGGCCGTTCGCCAGAGTAGTAGCCGCGCTGATACTCGGCCTGCTGCGCTATCTCGGTGGCGGTCATGTAGGGGCCGCCGCCGATGTCGCCCTTCTCGCCGCCCCAGCCGCCGCCCGGCGCCCCCCACTGGTCGGTAGCGGCGTCATAATAGCGACCATCTTGAGGGTCGATGTAGCGCAGCTTACGCGCCGTCTGCGTCACCTGCACCTTCGGCCCACGCCCCTGCTTCGCCAGCGCGTTTTCCATCTCCCGCTGCGCCCAGCCCGCTATCCCCTTGATGCTTGCCATTCCTTATGCTCCACTTGGCTCCAGCGCTTCGCGCAGAGCGTTGACCAGCCGCTGGCCGGGGCTGTCTTCCGCCACCAGCCAGCGGGCTGCGTATTCAACGGTTTTCGGGATGCGCTTATGGTCGCGCTCGTAGCGCGACAGCGTGGCCACGCCGACGCCGAGCATCCCCGCGAATTCATACGCCTTGAACCCGGCTCGCTTACGCAAGTCTGCCAATTCGGTGCCGGTCATCAGAATGGGTCCATCTCGGTGAGGGTGTAGCCATGCTCTTCGCAGTCGAAAATCACCTCGTTCCAATCGGCGAACGCGGCGATCTTGACGCCGGATGGGCCATATTCGCCGATACTGAGGATGCCCTGCGCGAGACTGGCATCGTTGATGGCCATCACCTTGCCCTCTGGCGCTTCGATCTTGAGGCGCTCTCCGTGGCGCTTGACGATGATTGTCTTCATGATTGTCCTCCTGTTGAAATGAAGAGATAGGCGACCGCCGCAAAGGCGACGGCGACCAAGATAATCGTGACCAGCACCCACAGCGTTTCGGCTGGCGATGGAGCCGGTTTGATGTTGAGCGCGTCGAGCCGTTCGCGCAAAGCCTTCTCGCGCTGCTCTAGGTCGTCGTGCGTGTCGTCGGCCATCATGCGGTCCGCTCGATGCGGAAGGTATAATCGCCGACGACCAGTTGGACCTGTTTGCCGGTGCGCTTGTCCACCGACGTGACCTCGACCTGCGGCAGCATGATGGTGCAGCTTTCGCCGACCTCGCGGACCCCGCCGCCGCCCTTGCCGCCCCGGTTCATGACGTGGAACATGATGGTGCTGATGGCTTTGCTGAGGTCGGGGGTGTCGTCGGCATCGACGACTTCGCAGTGGGTATAGCGGGGCCGCTTGGGGTCTCCGCCGCCACCTATCAACTTATCAAGAAAATCACTCATTTATTCCTCCTCTGAGCCAGTAGCCTAGCCTTTTCTTACCCTCGCCACAAGTGGCGCTTTCTCGAACCATAACACGTCCACCAGCGCCAGCCCACGGCGGTTGGCCTCGTTGGCCAAGTCGATGTTGCTGACGTTTTCCAGCGGCGACGAAAGGTGGGGATTGTCGATCACTTCAATCGCCCGCGCCCGGCTCGGCAAGCGGCGAATGTGGCCACGCTCTTCGAGTGCCTTGAGCAGGCGGTAGACGCCGGACTTGGAGGACAGGTTCAGCGCTTCCATCATTTCGATGAACGACGGCGCATAGCCGTGGACCTCGGTAAATTCGCGCACGTATGACAGCATATCGCGCTGCGCCTTGGTAAGCATGGTGTCCTCCTCGGATGAAAATGCTGGGGTGGAATTCGGGGCTGGGATCGAACCAGCGCAATGGGGATTTCTAATCCCTGCCTCTACCAACTGGGCTACCCGCTGCCCCACCCCAAGGCAGGGTCTTTGGCCATCCGGCCCCGCGACTTTCTCCTTTGGCGCCGGGCGTTACCCCTTTGCCTCCAGCGTTCCGGCAATCGCTGCCCACCCGGCCTACAGCCCGATCCAACTCGGTTCTGCTCCGGTATGCGCCTAAGGCCACTATGTCCCCAACGCTCAACGCCTCGGTTCCATCTGGCGCGGCTTGGGGGCTTACTGGCTGTCGGCCTCCCCCGTTGATTTAGCGATGCCCATTGCAGGGCCACGCACCGTCGCTTCTTTGGCCTTCAACCATTGATGAAGTGCGGACCTGCGCCCGCCCCCATGTCTAGCCGCCAGTTTTTCTCCGGCTAAACCCTCCGCGCCCCGCACCAACGAACCCGGCCACACTGTCGGCTAGGGGAGGGATCGAACCTCCTGCATCTTCGCGTCTGGTGCTATAAGTAGCGGGCAAAACCGGAACAGTCAAGGGTGAAAGGGGAACGATGATGGCGGACCTGCTCAGGTGGTGGAACACCCACGGCCCGTTCGAGATGCAGCCGGAGCGCAACGCGCTTGACCATCTCCAGCGCTATAATTTCGAAATCGACAATGGGGTGATTTACCCACCGCCCGGTTTCCGCTTATCCAAGGAGGACCAGATGGCCATCGACTATCTGGTGGAAGAACACGGGTATGCGTACCGCCCTCCGCTGTAACCGGATTATCGTGGCCATGGCCATGCTGGCGGTGGTGGTCGCCGTTCTGGCGATCAAATAGGTGGCGGGGATTTCTGCGCTCGGCTCCCCGCCGGGCCGTTATTACCCGGCTTTCACCGGGTGCCTTTATTTCTTGCTGTACGGCGTGGGCTTCGGCCCACCAGCGCTGAGGTCTACGTCCACGTCGGGATTGGGATTGGGGTTGCGACCCGGCAGGTCTTGGCCCGCACCCGGCTGCTGACCCGGCAAGCCTTGGTCTGGCCTTGCGCCCGATGGCGGCAAGCCCTGATCTGGCCGTGGCTGGTAGCCCGGCAATGAGTTGTCGATTTCGGGCGGGATTTCGCCGTCGGGCAATTCATTGTCGATGGTGCCGTCAAACGGCGGACGCGGCAGCGAGTTGTCCGGCCTTGCGCCGGAACCCGGCAATCCTTGGTCTGGGTAGCGGCTGGAGAGCGCGTACTTGAGGGCGCGTTCGCACAGGTCTTCGAGGGGAACGCCTATGCCGTCGGCGTACTTGCTGACGCGGGCTTCAAGGTCACGGTCGAGCTTGAGGGTAATGGCGGCCATGGTCATACCTTTCATGTGTGGCCACCCGAATGGGGGGCCGTTGCTGCTTAACGCCTTTGCATGACTTTTTCGCGCAAAAAAAAGAGGGATGGCCGTGGGACCATCCCTCTCCTTTGACCGCGTTCGCTGGCCTTACGGGCTGACGAAGAGCCACACTCCGGTCAACTGGTTCGACGCGCTGGACGAACCGGCGCCGAGCGCGAGGTTGCTGTTCTGCGAACCAGCGAGACCGAGCGAGAAGGTCGAACCCTGCTGCGTGGTCTGGCTGACGTGCGTGGACGCCGAACCTTGGTCGTTGCCGCTCATGATCGACTGGCTCTGGCCACCCGAAGCCGCACCAGCCGAAGACTGCTGCGCCGTGAGACCGAAGATCGCCGAAGCGCTCGACCCCTGCGACCCGGCAATCGCCGTCGAGTTGGACTGCGAAGCCCCAGAACCAACGGCGATACCGAAGTCGATGGCCAACGCCGGAGTGGCGGCAAGCGTCGAAGCGGCCAGTGCCGCCAATGCAAAAATCTTCTTCATGCGTAGTCTCCTAATTGCCAGCCAAACAGTGAAACGTAGGGTGGCTGGCATCCCCCTAGTTGTGGATGGGTGGAGCGCAGCCAGCACGGGGACGCGCCGCGCTGCGCTCCGTGGGGCTTATCTCGGAGGTTTCGAGACAGCCGCCAACTGTTGATCGGTGGTGGCCGAGCGGGTCGCCGCCTCCGGTGTGACCTTGCCAGCGCGGGTGATCTTCGGCTCCCGCGCCTTTGCCGCCAGTGGCTGAGCCGGAGTGGCCGAGGCCATTGAATTGGCGCTGCCCAACAGCAGCAGCTTGTCGCAAGCCGTGGCCGTGTCCTGCGCCCGGTCGGTGCCGTCGGTGTCCGAGGTGCAGATGCTCCAGATCATCATGCTCATGAGACGCCCGCTCAATTCCGGCTGGCCCATGTTCTGCGCGTTGACTGCGGCCATGCCGAATTTCTCAGCCCGCCGAAGGCTCTGGCAGGACTTGTCGAAGCGGGTGCCGGAGGCGCCGAGGCTGATGCCAATCGGCGCAGCCGACACGCCGCCCGAAACCGTCCCGCCGCAATAATCGGACGAGAAGCTGGACGAGGACGTGAGAGGAACCGCGTTGTTGGTCCGCACCTCGGTCTGGCGGCGGTTCTTGGTGTTCCACGTCTGGTTGACGGTGACGCCTTGGCTGTTGGCCTGTGCGCTGTCGAGCGACTGGTTCTGGTCCTGCATCTGGCCTTGGTCGGCGGCGTTGGAGTTGGAGTTGTTGGCATCGTTGGACTGGTTCTGCATCTGGCCTTGGTCTTGGCCTTGGCCCTGATCCTGACCCTGTCCTTGCGTGTTACCGCTGCTTTCGGAGCGGCTTTCGGACGCGGAGCCAGAGATCGCGCCGGACGCCGAGGTCGAGGTGTTGGTGTTCTCGGACGTGCCGATGCCTTGGTTGTTGTTGGCGGTGTTGTTCGACTGCGCGCCGGAGACGCTGCCGGAGTTGGCTTCGGCGCCGGAGGCGCTCTGGCTGGCGAGGTCGTTGACGTTGACGTTCTGAGCGGATGCGGGCGTTGCCATTGGCAAGGCGAGCAGCGCCGTTCCGCAAAGCAAAAGTGCGGTTAAATTCTTGTTCATGGTAATCCCCCTCGTTGGTGGTAACGGACCATATTCTCATTGTTGGCCCTGTCAAGAAGGTAAAAACATTTTTACCTTATTGGTGGGTAAATGCTTCTTTTCTTGCCTTTTTGTTAAATCTCCTGCTCATTCAGATCATCGAGCGTTTCGAACAGCGGAGGCGTTTCATCGTCGGACCAATCCTTGTCCCGCATCGCGGCGATCATCTCCGTCTCAATATATTCCTGAACGCTGATTTCAATCTCGTCGGCGCGGCGTTTGATCTGTTCGTAAAGCTCGTCGTCAATTTCGACTTCCATGGTCATTCCTCCTTAGGGTAGCCAGTAGTTGGCCAAATTCCACGCGATGAAGCCAGCGGCCAGAGCCATGACGACCACGATGATGGCCACGGCGAACCATTCGAGTGCGTGGTCAAACGGGTGCTTCATCGCCGGTATCCTGTATTGGGGTGAGGGCGGCGTCCATGCCAATCGCTTCCACTCCCCACCTCCACCCCTCTCCACGCTCGATGCAGCGCTGGCGGGCTTCGCGGTACACGCGGCACAAACAATACCCACCACTCTCGCAGTTACGAGGCTCCCCATCGACACGAGGCGGCTGGTCACACTTGGTCATCATTCGTCGTCCATCAATGCTAGGGTGAGGATGATGGCCACGCCAATCAGGCCAAGCCATATCCAGTGTCCAGTGGTCATGATTTTTCCTCCGCCGGACAGCGGGTGTTGTAGATGTCGTGCTTGACTGGCCACATCAGCGAGCCGTCGGTCATGCCGCACATCACGCATTTTTCATCGTAGATGCTGCTGTCCGAATAGCGCGTGATATGGCCCATCGCGTTGGGCTGGCCATAGCGCTTGAGCGCCTCGTCGCGGCGAAGCTCGCTCATCGCAGCCACATCCACAATTCGATGGCGATATAGATCGGCAAGCCGATAACGATGCACCACGCGGCGATGTTGGTATCGCTCTCGGATGGCCAGCTAGGCCGCCTCATTGTCCCTTCCCCCCGAACAGCGCGACGATCTGGCGCAGGATGGCGTTGCCCGCCACCACCTTGCTGATCTGCCGCTCGGCGTTCATGGCCATGCCCTTTTCGGTCGGGACGTAGCCCGAGAAAAAATAGCCCGCTTCGTCGCGGCATGGCTCATACTTGGCCAGCCCGCGCCGATGCAGCGCCATGCCGCTGCGAACGTCCACCCGCTTCTGGCCAGCGCACACCTGCTCCAGCGTCTTCCACATCAGATCAGTTAATGGTTGCATTGCCCCCTCCTTCGCGCTTGGCCTTTTCGCGCAGTTGATCCATCAGTTTCATTGCCACCTCGAACGCGCCGGGGCCACAATGCTTTTCCAATTCCTCGCGCTGACCGGGAGGCTGCGCGACTTCGACTGGCACCCCCACCGCCTCGGCGGCGTTCATCACCGCGAAGCTGCATCCCATGCACATCTTGATGCTCGGCTCGGGGACGTTCGGGCGCCACTGCACCGCCACCCCGCACACCTCGCACGGCCCGGTCACATTATTGTCGAACGGGGTTGGCTTGTCCGCCTCAAGGCAGACCACGACAGTTTGATCCATGATTGTCCTCCTCCTCAAAAAGTGGGGCCGCCTCCGTGAAAGCGGCCCCACCCGCGCTACCGCTGGGCTGGACAAATGCAAGCCAAAGCCCAACGGGTCTCTGTTGTTCGCCACGGTTCCCCTTCGTTGCCGACCCGTCGGCCCCTCCGGTCGTGACTAAAGTTTGGGCCACCGAGAACCGACGTGCTTCCACAACCCGGCGGCCCGGCACCCAGTTAGGCGCCTTTTATCATACGCGCAAGATCACCACGCATTTATTTCCTACCTATGAAATTTAATGGCCGCGTTTCTTATCAGCCGCCGCCCGCGCCGCAGCCTTCTCCCAATTCACCGGCAATCGTTCCAGCCGCCGATCCGCCTCCTCGGCCTCGGCCCAGAAGTACAGGGTCAATTCCGTCATCCGCTCGATTTCTTCCTTCGGGCTGCTGCCGGGATTGGCACTGATATAGTGGTCCAACGCCCCCGCGATCAGCTTCAAATCACTGGCCATCATGCCTTCTTCCTCTCGCGGTACTGCTTCTGCCGCGCCGCCGCCTTCGCCCGCCGCATCGCGCACTCCGGACAATTCGCCGCCGCCTTGAAATCGTAGCCAACCACAATCCCCGGCTCGACCGGAACCTTCGCATCCGATTTTTTCTGGGGCGGCTTCTTCGCCTCGGCTGCCCTGACGGCCTTGACCACCCGGTCAACCAAGGCCGGGGTGGTCTTCATCTCCCCCACGCAGGGCTGGCGAGGCCAGTGCTTGTGACCACAGTGCGGGCAGGTGAAGGGTTCAGCCATAACATAACGCATACACCATTCGTTACGTCACGCAAGGGGGAGTAACATAACGAGTGACATAACAGCGCATGGGTAAGAGTACGCTATATAGCTCTCCGGCGGATGGGACCCGTGGCCACAGCGCGGTGCTAGGGGGTGGCCTCGGCCTCTATGGCCACAGGCGCTGTGGGACCCCTACCCCGCCCCCCTACCCCTCAGGAATGGCGGAAATCGTGGGTTCCTCAGGGTCTGTGTGTGTACCATGCGCGGTGGATATGGCCAGCATGGTGCCGCCCTCCACTACCTGTGTCAGCCTAGCGGCAAGCTCGGCCCTCGCCTCCTCGACCGTAGCGTGGACATGGCCGATCATGCCCTCATGCCGCACCGTAGTGTGGCCAGACAATGCGCCGCCCATTTCCTTCGCGGCCAACTCCAAGCCCTTCAGCGCGGCGTTGTAATCCTTTGATGTTGTTGCCTTTTCCACGATGCGGCCAACAAGGCGCAGCCTATGGGACTGGTGCGCTATGGCCACCTGTGCCGTCCCCTCGACATAGGCTTTGCGGCACTGATCATAGTAGGTGCGGAGGGCGCGGCCCATGCGGCAAGTGGCGCGGCCAGCGTCATAGAGGGAGATATGGCGCTGATCTAGGTTGATGCCCCAACGCCTTCGCAACTCGGCGGCGATCTCGTTAACCCCTTGGAAACAGGCGAAACTTTCGACCACGAAACGCTTTTGCTCAAGAGTGAGGCCACGCACCGCAAGCATAACTTCAGGTGCTTTTTCGCCGTTCGCGTCCGTCTCGCTTTTTTTTTCGCTGGCCAATTCTTTCGCTTCGTCTGGCCTCTGAGGAAGAGGGGGGAACGTATCGGGGAACCGGGCGCGGTGCTTTGCTGTGGCCATGGCCGGGTTTTACTCCGTGGCGCTGAGGTGAGGCAAGAGGGGAAACCTGAGCCTGAAAAAAGCGTGGCCATTGCGTGGCCACAGGGCAAGAAATTGAGCGATTTTGACCCCGATTTCCCCTCTGAAAAATAATTATTTTGCGGAAAATGGCCATTGCTCGTTTATGACGGCTTGACAGTGTCATTTTGTCTCGACTATGGGCCGATTTCAATTTGTTTCAACGTCTCTACCCCTCCCGAGACGGCATATGCGGAGGGTGCAAATTTGTCGGTTCCCACAGGGCCGCAGCTAAGGTGGAGCAGGAGGAAGCGCCTCTCTTCACCGTCCCGGTAACGGGGCTGACGGTAACGGGACTGGTCGAAGGCGAGGAGGATGGCCCCGCTGCTCACTGTAGCAGCACCAGCCAGACGCACCAGCCGGGGTGAGCGCACACCCGAAAGACCATGGTGAAACCGCCAAGCCAACGCCCTCCGGGGCTGAGGTAGGCCAGCCGGGAGGCTAGACGGCGAATTTGCAGGGTATTGAGAGGGGGCCAGACCCTGCTTTCCGCAAGGCGCCGCAAGGGGCCAAGCGGGCGGCAAGGCTGGACCCCCTCTCCTCTATCCGGTGGCCAGCGTTTGGCCATCGCATTGAGGAGAGACACCTCAAAAACAGTAACTTGAGTTTAATCGGAGGAGAAAAACAATGCCCAATTGGAACGGACAAGAAATCAGCGTCGAAGCGCACCGCATCGCCTTGAAGATCAAGGGAATTTGCGGCAGCGAGACGATGTCGGAGAGTTTTCCGGTCAGCGGTGCGGTGAAAACCCACCTCCGCAATTTCTACTCGGCGACGGGCGGAAAGCGCGGCACTGGACCGGATTGCTACGAGCCGACTGCCCGCGAATTTCGCCGCGTTTACAACGGCGTGATCAGCGGCGCTGCCCTCTACAAGGCGGCGATGAAGCAGCGCGGCGACAAGGCCGAAATCGAGGTCGTGGTCGAGACCGCTTCCAAGGAGGAAGAGGCGCTCAAGGCGCTGAAAGACCTCCTTGGCGGTGGCCAGAAGATCGACCCCGAGGCCGTGAAAACCCTTGCAAAGCAAGCGGTTGACGGTCGCATCGGCGAGGTGCTTTCGAGCATGGCCGGACTGATCGCTGACGAGGTGGCCAAACAGGTCCGCACCGTCAAGGTTCAAGTCGCTGGCCTCCCCGAGGTCAAAATCGACAACGTCCACAAGTGCTTCGAAGAGTTGTTGCTCTACGTGGTGAACCGCAAAAACGTCATGATCGTCGGCCCCGCTGGTAGCGGCAAGACGTTCGTGGCCAAGCAATTGGCGAAGGCCGCTGGCCTCGATTTTTATATGTCGGGCAAGTGCGCCGACGAGGTGAAGATCACAGGCTACACCGACGCCAATGGCCAGTATCGCAGTGTCCAATTCCGCCAAGCGTTTGAATTTGGCGGGCTTTTCCTGTTCGACGAAATGGACGGCTGGACCGCTGACGCCCTGATCGCCGCCAATGCGCCACTTGCTGGCGACAAAGGCGACTTTCCGGACGGCATGGTCGAGCGCCATCCCAACTTTGTGGCCTTGGCCGCAACCAACACTTTCGGGCGCGGTGCGGACCGTCAGTATGTTGGCCGCGAACAGCTAGACGCTGCTTCGCTGGACCGCTTCGCCGTGGTCGAATTCGACTACGACGAGGACTTGGAAATGGCCATTTCCTGCAACCGGGACTGGACCAAGCACGTCCAGAAAGTGCGGGCGGCAATCATGAAGGAAAAGGTGCGGCACGTTGTGTCGCCCCGCGCTTCGCTCGACGGTGGCGTCATGATCGCCGCTGGCTTGCCATGGGCGCGGGCTGAGGAAAGCTACATCTGGAAGGGCCTCGACACCGTGGTCCGCAACCGAGTTGTGGCGGCAATGCGCTAAAATTTGCTCACTCTCCCAGAGGGTGGCCACTGGAAACGGTGGCCACCCCGAGGATAGGCTGAGCAGCCTAGCTAAGTGACTGATTTTGGAGGAGGAATACCCATGATTTACAGAGACGAACCTTGCAACATCAAGGGCATCGCGTTGCGGACCTCGCCATGGACGGCGAAGCGTCAAATTCTCGCCTATGGCGACAGTGTGGCGGATGTTGCTCAGTGGCTGCAAGACACCCCCGCCAAGTGGCGGCACAAGTCGAGCGGCCCCGGCAATCCCGCTTCACCGAGTTGGGACCTCAACGCTGGTTATGAAGGCGCCCTGACGCTGGCCAAGGACGGCTGGCAGGAGGGCGTCGATATGATCGACGCTGCGCTTCACGCAATCATCCCCGCCGCTGGCAGGGAAGCGCGTTGGGGCTACGGCTACACTGGCGGAAGCGTCAACATCGGGCGCTACCTCACTGGCCATCCCAAGGCCATGAAAAACCGCCGCAAGCGTCAGAGCGGAAGCGCTCCGGTGCTTCATATCGTCGTCAACACCGTGGCGTCATGCGCCATCAACGCCAACCAAATGGCCAACTACGGTGCGGCCATCACTGGCCTGATCGACCGTCTGGAAAACACCGGCAAGCGCGTTCACGTTGATATGGTGATGGTCATCAAGGCGCAAAACGACATTCGGCTCTCGTTGGGCTGGAACGTCAAGCGCGCCAGCGAACATATCGACCTTGCCGAGGTGGCCTTTGCCATCGCGCACCCTGCGGCCTTTCGCCGCATCGGGTTCGCAATGATGGAACGGACCCACGCCGACGCACAAAATGGCCACTACGGCTACAGCGGAGACGCCAAGCCCTGTGACGTTCCCGACTACACCGAGGGGACGATGATCGTGGACGGCGTCAATCATCAGCCGACACGGTGCAACACCCCCAAGGACGCGCTGCGCCTTGCCATCGAGCAGCTTAACAAGGCTGCGGTGCTGGCTGGCCACGCGACCATCGACCAGCCCCTTATCCCCGAGGACGAGGAATTGTTCGCCTATTAGGTTCGCCTATTGATACGTTCTGGCCAGCGCCTAGCAAGCGCTGGCCTAATCGCATCAAGCGAAAATCGGAGGAAAAACCCATGAAAAACAAGAATTTCGTCGCCCTTGAAGCAACCACGAACGGCGGCGAGGGCTTTGGCCGTCCGCTGGCCATCGCTCCGAAGCGCCCCGCGCTGAGCAAGGCCGAATTGCTGGCAGTGCTGAGCAACAAGGCCGACGCGCTGACGGGCATGGCCAACGCTTCCGACATTGAGGTCGAACGCGAGGGCTTGCGCTATCAGGCCCACGCGCTTCGCCAAGCGATTGGGATGCTCAAGGGCGCCTGACACTCCCTGAGAGGGCCGTGGCCACAAACCACGGCCCCGACAATGGACTGCCACGGAGGAGAATACCCAATGACATACGACATAGTTGACGCTTGCGCCCTGTTGGCTCTGACGCCAGCGGGGACGCCGGAAGCCGAGTTGCGATCAATCCTGATCGCCGCCACCGACATTCCGGAAAACCGCATCGCTGTCTGTCTGGCCGAGTTGAACGCCAGCCAGATGATCAACCATTTGCGCGGGCTGGCCATGCTTCACAAGGCGGTGACGGGCGAGGTGCAGACCCCGGCCACGCTCAAGGCCACGTTCCAAGGCGCGGTGTGGAACGACGATGGCGAGGGCCATACCACCTACAAGGTGACGGTGCAGGACGAGGACGGAGGAAACTCCTCCGAAATCACCATCAAAAACACTTACTGACACTCTCCGAGAGGGCGGCATGGCCACGCTGTGCCGCCCCGACGATGGACTGCCAGAGGAGGAGACTACCCATGAAAGAACCGAATTTTCGCGCCGCCCTGTTGGGCATAATTTTCGTTGGTTGTCTTGGCGGTGTGGCCGTGGAAACGGCCATGAAAGCCGAGACGCCGAGGCTCGTTGGCCTTGGCTGCGGCCCCGAGCGTGAAACGCTGGTGGCGGTGGAAGAGGATGATTTGCCGCCGCCCTGCTACGTGGTGGACACCCCGCAAAACCTGTGTGGCCACGACAACGCCACGCAGTGCGCCGAGTATCTTGGCGACGGTTACTGACGCGCTCTGGCCAGCGGCTCACCCCGCTGGCCTAACCGCATCAGCGGAACGGAGGAGGACCCATGAAAAATATCCTAGTGAACAGCGAGTGCATCGTCCGCAAGGAGGATGGCCAACTGTTTTTCCTTGGCGTCACGCAGGACCTCAAGGACGCGGTGGACAGGTGCAACAGCCACACCCAAACCGAGGAAGACTTGGCCACGCTGGCCGACCTTCCGGTGTGGGACGAGGACGTTGTGCCGATCATCGAAATCCTGCCAGCCAGAATTCGCCATTTTGTCTGACACGTTCTGGCCAGCGCTTCACGGTGCTGGCCTAATCGTATCAGCGAGGAGAAAGATAATGAATGACGAACGGCCCAGCATGATTGTGCTGGACAAGGCCACTGCGCTGGCCGCTCTCGACGCCTTCGTGGCCACATGGGACGCCGGGGGCAGGGAACGCAGCAAGGTGGCCATCGAGGCCGAGTATCGCGCCGAGTTGCTGAGCGAGGCTCCGCGCAAGCGTGGCTTCCTGTTCTGGCGGCGCGAGACAACGGAAGCCGAGCGGCTGGCGTGGATGGAGGAAACTTGGGCTGAGCCAGCGCATGGCAACATCTACTGGCACCGCTTCTACGCCAAGAACAAGTTGGCCGGGAGAAACGCGAGGGTTGATGAAATTCGCGCCCTCGCTTCGGCCATACGGGCCACGCCTGACGGCACCGTGGTTCACATCAACGCGAATAACTGGAGGTACGTGAACATCAACAAATTCTGACACGTTCTGGCCAGCCTCACGTTGGGGCTGGCCTAATCGTATCAGCGAGGAGAACGACAATGAAAGACACCCAAGACTGGTTCGCCTTCGACACCAAGGCCAGCGCCGAGGAGGGGGCGGCCCTGCTCACCAAGGCGACGGGCGACAGGTGGCGCGTGGCCACACTTGGTGACAGGTGGCAAGCCACGCGGATGAAGAAGGTCCGCAACCTTATGAGCGGCAAGGAAATCGAAATTCCTGTGGACACGCCGATTGGCTGCGACCCGTCGAGCGAAACCTACTGGTCGATGTAACTGACGCGCTCTGGCCAGCATCGCAAGGTGCTGGCCTAACCGCATCAGCGGAGGAGGAGGACCCATATGAGAAGCATGATCATGGGCGAGTATGAAAGGCTGACCACGCCGATTGTCGAGAAGCTGCGTTCACCCGCACTGATCGGCGCGTCGATAACGCTCCAGCCAGACGCGGCCAAGGCCGTAGCCGATGGCATCGAAAAGCTGGCGCAAGAAATCGACATCATCAACGCCAAGGCGCGGAGCAACCGCCAATGGCTGATGTTCGCGCTCGGCTTCATCGCCATCGACGCTGGCCTGTATTTGCTGGCCAGATTGGCCAACTGAACCTGTCACCCCAAGAGCGTGGCTGCGGACCTAGTCCGTGGCCACGCCGATGATGGCGACAGCCAAAACTGAGAGGAGGAATACCCATGGAAGAAATCGAGAATAGCTACGTGGTCTGCCCCGCTTGCGGGGTGAACCACAGCACCCTCGTCAAGCATCGTTGCTTCAAGCAGGACGAAGCCCCACCGCCACCGGAAAGCGAAGCCAATGAAGGCGACGGTGACAGCGGCGAACAGGGCGACCAGCGCAAGGGCGACGGTGAAGGCGAGGGCGAGGGCGAAAGCAAGCCCGAGGAAGGCGAAGGCGAAGGCGAAGGCGAAGGCGAGGAGGAGCGTGAGGCTCCTGCCCCGCAAGCACCTGAGCCAGAAACCCCGCCTGTGGCCGTGGTCTGCACTGTGCTGAAATTTGCAGCACTGACCGCCGACTGCGCCAAGAACGGTTCGATTGAGGTGACGCTCACCGAGGACGGACTGCTCGTTTACGGCAACAACGGCGACGAGACAGCCGTGGCCACCATCCCTTGGGGTGAATTCGAAAAGCGTTCGACACTGGACGGCGAATTCTACGTGAAACAGGTGATCGACGAAGTCGATGGCAAACTCGCCGACCCGTCGAGCGACGAGCGCAAGCTGGCCAAGCTGATCGAAGAGGCCAAGGCCATTCGTGACGCCGAAGCCGCGAAGCCGAAGCCGGAACCGGAACCACCTGCGCTTGTGTGGCCAGCGGTGCCGTTGAAGGCTGGCGATGTGGTCAAGCTGCGTAATGGCAGGGTCGATACGATCAGGGCGTTTGGCAGTCCGGACAACAGCAAGGGTGCAAAAATCCGCACCACCAATGGCTGGCATCATGCCGACACTGGCCGTTGGGGTGGCGCCATGAGCGACAATGATCAGGACATTGTCGAGTTGGTGGCCGCAGCACCGGAGGCCGTGAAGAAGGCGCGGGGAAAAAGGCAAGCCGCCTAACGCTACCGCTCACCGAGGGCCAGCGGGTTATCCTTAGGGATGGCTCGTTGGCCACGGTGGGCAAGTGTGAAAGCGGCCCACCTGCACACCGCACCAGCAAGATCATCTTGGCCAATGGTGCGCCAAGTCAGTCCGTCTGGACTGCGCTTGGCCGAGGCAACAAAACGAAGAGCATCGTCTACGACAGCGATGTTGTGGCCGACGCTGAATAATTGACGCTCCACCGGAGGGCCATGGCGTAAGCTGTGGCCCCGAGGACGGGTCGCCATTGCGAAACCGAAGAGGAGGAGAATACCCAATGAACAACCTGTTTGTTAATTTGGCCAAGCGCTTCAAGGCACAGAACCTTGAGGCCAAGGCCAAGGAGAGCATCATGCCCACGACCGTCAAGCCCGCCAAACCGGCTGAGCCAGCCGCACCGCCGTACATCGTACACACGGTGGTGCCTGTCAAAACTGGTTTCGCCATGCCGTTGGGCGAGGTCATTCGTGACCCGTTCGCACTGACGGTCGAAGCTGGTGTGCGCTGGCATCCGGAATGGAAGGAGCCACGCATCACGGTCAACGTCTGGCGCATCCTGCCGATGGGCGATGCGCTTGGCTGGAGCGGGGAGAAGGTGCTGATGTTCGCGTCACTGCTCGACCCCAACGTGGTGGCGCTGATCAAATTCCATGGCCAGCCTGTCACCGAGGAAAGCAGCAAGCTGCTGGCCAAGATGGGGGTGGCGGCGCCGAAGGTGCAGCAAACGCTGTCCACCTTCTACAGCTTCCGCACCAACCGCAACTGAGGAGGACTGCAATGAAGGATTTGGACAAAGCCCGCGAAAAGCTGATGGCCATCGCCAAGGATGCACCGGACGATGAGGTGACGCTCATCGCTTCGGCCATCCACCTTGGCCAGTTGGTGATGAACATGATCGACAGCATCGACATGGCCAAGGCGCGTCTGATGGATATGGGAGTGGACCCCGGCGATGGTGATTTCACCACCTCCACCATTCTCAAAAATCCCGAGGGCAAGCTGTTTGCCCTGACGCTGGCTTTAGTCGACGAAGAGGAGGCGGAGGAGCATCGGGTGGCGATGGCCACGGCCACCGACCTGAGTGCGCCAACGACTACGCACTGACATTACCGGAGGCAGGGAGTGCGACCCTGCCCGAGGATAATTTCAGAGGAGGAGGACGACAAGTGAACGAAGAAGAACACGCAAATGAAATGGCCAAGGTGGCCCGCCTTGCCACCAACGAGGCCAAGAACGCCATCATCGAATGGGCTGATCGGTTCGAAGACGAACGCGATTGCATCGGCATTGCCATCATCGCCAGCACCAACGTGGCCAAGGGCATGATCGACGCCGCGATGGGGCTGGAAGATCGGGGCATTGCCGAGGCCACGCTGCATCAGATCGACACGCTGCTGATGCCGCTGATCGACCAACTACGCGCCAAGCTGGCCAAGCAGGAGACCAAGCATTGAGGCACATCATCGACGGATGGCTGCTCACGCCGCAGGGCGTGGCCACCATGGGCAACTGCCGCCTAGTCAAAACGCAGAAGCTGCTCAACCAACTGCTCATGCTGGTCGAGAGTGAAATCGAAGAGCGCTCTGTGAAGCGCAAAGGAGGATTGGAATGATTGTGATCGACGCGAAGCGCCCCGAGGGGAACGCTTGGGCCATCATCGCCGCCGTCAGCGATGTCCTGCGCCAGCTTGGCCAATCCAAGTTGGAGCGGAACACTGTGCGCGAACGCATGATGGAAGGCGACTACCGCAACCTGTGCGCGGTGGCCGAGGAGGCCACGGGTGGACTGATCAAGGTCGTCAATCTCGACGGCGAATTGGAGGAGGACGAAGATGAAGAGTGAAGTGGACGAAGGCGCAATGCGGATGCGGGCTGCGGCGGACAAGGCCACGGCTGCGATGAAGACTGCCCTGATCAAGGTGATCGAAGATATGCTGCCCGAGGATGAAAACCCGAGGAACGCGGCGCGGCAGATCGGCACGATCATCACCGCCTGTTCGATGCTCTACGGCGATATGCTTGGCACCATCGCCAAGAGCGGGAACATGGCCGAGGCCGTACTGGCGGCGGGAATGGTGCAGAATTTCGTCGCCGAGCCGCTGCAAACCGTGGCCAATGTCGCGGGCGGCGCGGGCGGTATCGAGGTTCACACCAACTGACACGTTCTGGCCAGCGTCCACTGTGGCGCTGGCCTAATCGCGTCAGCGAGTTTCACCAAGGAGGAGGAATACCATGAAGGATATGATCGAACGCGCAGAGGTGGTGGCTTATCTGAGAGCCTTGGGTGTCCACGCCCGCAAGGGAATGTCGGACGGGTTTCGTGCGCGCAAGCCGGAATTCGACGACCAAGCGACCAAGCTGCTGGCCGCTGGCCTGCTGGCCGCAGCCGACCAGATCGAAGACGGGCGCATCGACAAGCAGCGCTGGTCATAGCGCCATGAACATAATTCGCTGCCTCATCGAGGCATTGAACCCGTGCGTCCACCAGTATCGAACGGTGGCCACGATGTACGACAACAAGGACGACCCCAAGGCCACAACCATCGTATCCGAGTGCGACATTTGTGGCCGCACCAAGGAGACCGTTTTCAGAGCGGCGCCCTTGTCCGAGTGTCGGCACCAATGGGTCCACATTCGGCGGGTCAACGTGATGAAGGACGAGACCTCCAAGATACCGCTCTACGCCGTCTACGAGCAGAAATGCGAGAAGTGCGGTGATATGCGGCGGCTGGATATGAGCAAGGAGAAACCATGACCGATCAGAAATACATTCTGGATGGCCACGACCATGTGCCGGTGGACCTGATGACGTGGGCAAAATGGTTCGGCGAAGCCGACCGCCACGTTGGCTCGACCCATGTTGGGGAATACTGGATTTCAACGGTGTTCCTCGGGATGGACCACGGCTTTGGCCTCGGTGGCCCGCCGCTGCTGTACGAGACGATGGTGTTCAAGGACGTTCCGGACACCTCTGAATACGGCGATGGCGTCGGTTGGCGCGATTTCGATGGCGAAATGGATCGCTACTCGACGTGGGACGAGGCCGCTGCTGGCCACGAAGCCATGGTCGAGAAGATCAAGAAAATGAGAGAGGAGGAAGCATGAAATGGATAGCAACCTAACCGCGCAGGAGGTCCGAGATATGCGTAAGATCATGGGCCTGACGCAGGAGCAACTGGCTGAGGTGATGGGCGTCAGGCTCAGAACCGTGGCCAGATGGGAAGCCGATGGCCGCATCCCCAAAACAGCGGCCACGCTGATGAAGCTGCTGGCCACGCTGGCGATGAAGGAGAAGATGGCATGACGGAGGAACCGACACTGATTGAACGGCTGCGGGCGAAAGACAGGGCGTGGCAAGAGCAATGCGACGGGTGGCTTGCCGATGCCCGCGAGCAAGGCGAAGTCACTGACGAGCAAGAAGCCGCCATGCGCTACACAATCTATGCCGAAGCCGTCAACACCCTAGAGCGCACAATTACCCCTGTGCCTGATGGGGGGATGACCCAAAAAGAGAAAGGCGATTTCGCCGAGGCTTTGGCCAGAGCGATGGAGCCGGAGGCTTGGAGCCGTATCAACAGCGGAGAGCCAGATGAATGTCCGCCCAATGAGGACAGCATCAGAGCGTTGACCAGCATCCGTCACGCTTCGGCGGTGATGGCCATGCTCAGCAAGGAGGGGATGATATGAGGAACCTAGCTGAATATCCGATCACTCTTGAGGAGAAGATCGAAGCCATGAAGTGGGCGCTGGACACCTATCTCGAAGAATATAAGGATGAGCCGCCGATTGGCGACATCACCTATGCTGCGCTTGAGCAGGTGCTGGAAGAATTGCTGGTGGCCAGACCATGAAGCGCTCGCCCCTCAGAGCCAAACGGTTAACGCCGCGCCGCAATGAGGGGCGGGTCCAGCACAAACGAATGAAGCCAAAAGTGGCGGCTGCTCCCTCACCGGAGCAGCTTGCCTACTGGCAATCGCTGCCCGCGTCCTGCGTGGTATGCTGTGGTGTAGATGCAATCATCCACCACCTCCTTTCCCCCCTGCCTGAGAAGATCGGGCGCCGTGATCACTGGTTCGTCGTCAGGCTATGCCCGCAATGTCACAACATGGGGACGCATAGCGTCCACCAGCTAGGCTCTGAGAGCGCGTTTAAGCGCGTCCATGGGGTTGACCTAGTCGCGGTAGCCAAAATCAATCTGATGCGCTGGAAGGGCCGTTTATGGCGCCCTGAGGAGCATCCCGACCCTATACCCTAAACTCGACCATCCCGCTGAGTAGGAACGCCAGCGCGAAACAGGCGAGGCCGAGGGCGATCAGATTAAATCGACCGGACGCCACGCCGAAGCCTGAGAGCAGGAACAGGATGATGGCGGCGAGGAGGAAGACTAGAGCGAAGGGCATGGCGGTCTCCTCATTTGAAAATTTTGCAGACCTGAGGGCCAAGGAAGCCCTTGCAGAAGAACCACGCATCACTCGGCTTGGCGGCATTGGCGCTGGCGGCGAGGAACGAGGTGGCCAGAGCGAAGACGATCAGCTTTTTCATGTCAGCTTCTCCGTCGAGGGTGCGAGACCGGAGGGCAAGAGCCTGATCCGGAGGAGGACACAGTATCAATCCCCGGCCTCGCATTGGCTAGATAGCCGTGGCCCCATGATCTGGCAAGCGTGGCGTGTAGTAGCCCATGATCGACCAGCCCCCTTTGCGCTTGGTGGCCCTGTAGACATCGACCCACCCGAATTCGGTCTCGATGGTGTGCTGGTCACGCTCGTAGGGCGCAGCCATGAACGCCTCTGCCGTGGCCACATCGGGGAAGAACAGCGACCCCGGCAACAGGATGAAGGTGTTGCTCACTCCATCCGGACCTTGTGGTAGCTGGACGTTGACGCAGCCCATGCCAGCGTCACCTGTCCCATCGCTCCCGGCAATCCCATCCGCTTCTTGCATACCGTGGCCACGACAATGTCATCGCCGAAATTATCACGGTGGAAGATCACGCCGTAGTCCGCCTTGTTGGCGAAGTGCGCGCTGCCGCTGAGGTCGAGCAGCGATGGCTTCTTCGGGGTGCCGTCGGTGTTCGGCTTACGCGGATGGGCCACCACCCATACGGCACAGTGATAATCCTTGCCGAACCGCTTGAGCAGACGGATGGCCCTGCCCACGTAGTCGGTCTCGCTCTCGTCGCGGCCACGCTTGTGTTCCATCTCGTTCCACGGGTCCAAGACCAGCAGCTTGATGCCGTCGCGCAGCACGGCCACGATGGCCAACTCGATGATCCTCTCGATGGTCAACTCAGTGTCGTCGTTGGCGTGGAGATTGCTGATGATGCTCAGCTTCTCGTTGATCATGTCGTCCGCAGGGCCAGACCGCTTGGCCAAATCCTCAGCCTCGTGACAGCCCAAGACGGTGGCCCGCAAGCGCCGTTGCAGCACCGGCTTGACCATCGTTTCGAACGACCCGAGTGCGAGCGGCACCCCTCGCTTGATCAGACTGGCCACAGCGGCAAGCACGGCAGTGGATTTACCATGGCTCGGCCACCCGGTGACGATGGTGAACGTGCCGGGGACCAGTGGCCACAATTCGTCCAGCCCGTCGATGCCGAGGCCGGTCGGGCTGAAATCCGGATGCTCGGGAAAATCGTACATCTTGTAGAGGCCGACCACGGGATAGGGCTTGGCTGCGAACAGCGTGTCCATGACCTGCTGCTCCGAGTAGCCCAAGGCCACCTCGTTGAGGTCCTTGGACCCTTCCGGATAGTCGATATACCAGCAGCGCTCCGGCCCAAGCAGACGGGCAAGGTCAGCAGCGAGGATGCGGCCAGCCTCGTCGCCATCCGTGGCCAAGATAAACTTCTGGACCTTGTCGAGTAGCGGACGGTGCCGATGAAACCACTCGTAGCGCTTGGCCGTGAATACGTCTTCGGACGGCTGATCATCTGCTCCGTTCGGGACGGACGTGACCAGTGGCCACCCGGATTGGTCCGCGATCATCCCGTCCCACTCCCCCTCGGTGATCACCAGCGCTGCCCCCGTTCGCGCTGCCTCGACCAAGGCTCGATGGTTCCACAGCAGCAGGGGCGCGTCCTTGTCCATGCGGTGGTCCTTGGCCATCGTCTTGCGCCACTTGTGGTTGACCACCTGCCCGTTCTCCATGAACGGCACCCGTAGCCACTGCCCATGCCCGTCGCTCTTCGAGTGGAGACCGAACCGCTCGATAGTCGCGTCGGTTATTCCTCTGGCCAAAAGCCATTCGTGATGTTGCTCGATCATCGCCATGTTCGTATCCTCCTCCTTTGAAATCGCAGTTGTGACATTTCCAAACCCAACCGCCATCGTGGCCATGGCTGACGCTCAGGCTGCGGTCCCGCTTGTGCTTTCGCGTGGGACCGCAGCGTGGGCAGCAGTGCTTGCCCGCCTTACGGGGTATGTCGTTCGGTATCTCCATCGTCCCTCTCCTTGGGCGGGGTCATCCGCTTCCTCTTCACCACCTCGCCAAAGGCGTTGATCTGGTTGGCCACGGCGCCGTTCGTCCCGCCGACGTGCCACTGGTGACAGGTCTTGCAGAGGTACGGCACGAGGCGGCAGTCCTTACCCCACCCGATCAGCCGCTTCCGCCGCTTGTCTTTGTACTGCCGCTCGATGCGCTCGATGGCCTTGGCCTTGGTCGCGTAGACCACCTTGCCCGTACACCACGCTTTGATTTTCATTTCAGTCCTCCTCTAAATTCCGAAATCCAGTAGCTTCGCCTTTTGGGTCAGCGTCTCCTTGCCCTTGCCGGGATAGATGGCCCGCCAGCCATTGAGCGTGGACAGGTCAAGCAGCTTGGTGGGGTCGTGGCCCTTGTCCCTCAGCTTCTCAATTTCCTTGACCGCCAGCGACAATGCCCGGTCGGTCAATGGCCAGCGGTTCTTTTTCCTCACCTCAATCCAGCCAAGCCACGCCTCGCGTGGCATCCACGCTGGCGGCTCAAAGGGGGTAGGGGGTTTCTCTTCTTTCTTTTCTTTCCTTCTTTCCCTTCTTTGTTCTGTGTCCCGCCCCTGTCCCACTTGCTGATCGGTCACTGTCCCATCCCTTTGCTGGAACGTCTGATATTTGTCGTAGTTACAGATAGTTAGGACGTTAACCGCTGTCCCACTTGCTGTCCCACTCTTGTCCCGCCCCCTGTCCCGCTTTTTTTCGATCATTCCGGCCAATTCCAGCTTGTCGAAAAACCGCTGCGCCCAGCTTTTGGAGCGGCACCAGCGCTCGCCAAAGTCGCGGACGGACACGGCCACTTGGCCACGCTCCAATACGACAGTCCGCTCCTTGTACCTCACCCTCGTCGGCTTCCACGCCGCTTGCAGAATGAGCGAGGCGAACGCCCACGCCTCCGGCTCGTCATGAAATACCGGATGGTCGAGTAGGCCACGGTAAATCAGGACGAAGCCATCCGCTTGGGGATCGCCCCGCGCCATTACGCTGCCTCCGCATCTGCCTTCGGCTTGATGGACAGGGCATAGGCGAGCAACTCGTCAGTGAAGGCGAGATACTCGGGGTCCTCGTCGCGTAGGCGCTTGGCCACGTTCAGGCTGTAGAGGGCCGAGGTGTGGTCACTCATGCCGAGCGTCTCGGCAATGTCCGCCAGCACGTAGCCAGCTTCCTTCATCACGTAGACCACGCCCATCCGCGCATAGGATGGGTTCCGCTTCTGATTGCGGCGCATGATCTGCGCTGGCCTGACGCCGCGCATACGCCCGGCTTCGACAATAACATCAGCGGCCCACTTGTCCGTCATGCGAGGCATCCACCTCCACGATTTTGGTCTTCCACCCGTCATGCAATCCTCCTCTCGAAACCGTCTGCATAGGCGCCTCACACTGGGGGATGCAAGGCCCCCCACGAAATTAAAATATCCACCACTTCCTCCACCGTTCGGCAAACAGCCCAGTTGCTGCCAGTGGCCATGCACCACTCGCGGAACCGCCGCTGAGGCGTGGACAACGCTCCGTGCTGGCTCTTCAATTCAATCCACCCGCCGCCGCCCGCCCAAACGAACACGTAATCGGTGCTGCCAGTGATCAAGCCCATCGCCTTGGCCTTGGCGTAACGGGTCTGGCGCTTGCGAAATTCGGCGGATTTCTGCGGAACAGCGCCCACCTCGTGGGGGATGCAGGTCCATGTCGCCTTGAGGCGGCCCTCAATCGAGGCAACCCGGAGCATGGTGGCCACGGCAATGGCCAGCCGATCCTCCTCGCCGGTCGTCCCCCGGTAGTGCTGGTAGTCCATCAGGCTGAGCAGACGGGACAGCTTTATTCCCACCGGACATCCCCCCAAAAAAAAGCACAACGCCATGTTGCAATCAAATACTAGCCGTGCAATGTTGGCGTTGGCAAGAGAGCGTGGACTATCCACTCACGTTGCAATGGAGGACTGAATGAACATCAGAGAACTAGCCCGCAAGGCAGGCGGCGAAAAGGCAGTCGCCGAGATCGACGCCGCAGCCAAGATCGAGCAGATTGCGGCCAAGCAGATCAACGAGATCATCGAGGCCACGCTCAAGGGCAAGGAAGGGCGCGAGGAAATGCTCGTCCTGACCGCCCTGTGCGAGGCGCTCAGCGCCTGTCTGGCCAATGTCGTCGCTGTCACCACGCTCAAGGCGTACAAGGGCGACCGCACCAGCGGCATCATGACCGCCATCCAGTCGCTCGGTGGCAATCTCAACCAAGCCTTCGATGATCTTGACGCGCTCGCCGCTGGCGTGAGCGACCGCATCACCGCCGCTGCCAAAAAGGGGGCCAAGTAATGGAGTTTCTCAAGGCCATGATCGGCGACATCAGCGAAGGAATGGACACATCCGGCGATGTCTTTGAGGAGGCGCTTACCGCATCCGAGGAGTGCAAAAACCTACTGGTCAAGCACACCCAAAAGTATGTGAAGAAGGGCGAGTATTTCAACGCCTCGCTGTTCCTGTTCACCGCCGCGTGGGCGCTGGTTGGCCACTTCAACAGGGGGGTCAACCACACCGTCAAGAAAAGCGATAAGGGCGAGCGCAACATGGTGTCCCGCCTGTGGCATCTGCTGCGGATCGCCTTCTACTCGGGCGACACGACCAAGGCGCTGGCCAAACTCAAGACGTTCGACAAGGATTTTGAAGGGGGAAAATTCGATGAAATCTGATCGCAGCTACGGCACCCCGGTGCGCGTCGAGCGCAGCAACCCGCACCTCGTGGCCAAGGTGGCCAAGGTCAGGGAGGCGCTGTTCAACGAGGAGGCAGCGCAGCGGATGGCTATCGCCGCATCCGAGAAGCTGATGGAGGCGCGCAAAATCTATCAAGCAGCGGAGGCGGCATACACCGCAGCCGTGGCCGCACGGAAGGAGGCAGAACGCGATGAAGGTAACGGCTGATCTGAAAAAGGAAAAGGACCTGTGGGCGGATCAGGCGGACTTGGCGCAGCGCGTCGATTGCATCGACTGCTTCCACAAGGGCGGCGGGTTCCTGCGGGTGAGGATGTTCCTCTGCCCGATCTGTGGCCACAAGCGCTGCCCCAAGGCCACCAACCACCGTCTCAAATGCACGGGTTCTAATGAGCCGGGGCAGAAGGGGAGTATGTACGAATGACCACGGTAGCCGAAACCATTGGCGACAAGCCCGCCGACGACACGGTCTGGCAGGTTTTGCCGCCCATCCATGAGGGCCAGCCCGTCTTCCCGCAGCCCGGAATTTATTTCGGGATGCCGGAGGCCACCTACCATGCCATCCATGCCTGTTCGGCGTCGGGTCTCAAGCACCTGTCCGTCAGCAGCATGGACTACTGGGCCTTGTCCACGCTCAATCAGGAGCGCGAGGACGAGGGCGAGAAGGACAGTGGCAAGCTGACCCCGCGCCAGCTTGGCCACGCCTACCACTCGTTCATCGTCGAGGGCAAAGCGGCGTTCGACAAGCGCTTCGTGCTGGCCTTGGACAAGGACGAAGCCATCATGGCTGCTGCCAAGACTGGCCGCACCCTGTGCGTGACCATCGCCGACATTCGTGCGGCGATTGAAGCGCTCGACGTGAAGCCCAAAGGCACCGCCAAGGACCCGCTGATCGAGCAGCTTCTGGAGTTGGACCCGCAAGCGTTCGTGTGGGAGCGGATGCTGTCGCAATATGGCCGTGACCACGCGGGCAAGACCTTCATTTCGCACAAGCTGTTCCGCCGCATCGCCATCGCCAAGCTGATGATCGAGGGCGATCCGCAGTTGAAGGACGCCTTTCACGGTGGCCACGCCGAGGTCAGCATCTTCTGGTTCTGTCCGACGACCGGCGCACCGATGAAGGCGCGGCTCGACTACATCAAGATGCAGGCGCTGGTCGATCTGAAATCGTTTTCGAATATGCAGGGCAAGCCGGTCCAGCGAGCCATCGACATGGCCATCAGCAACAACAAGTATTTCATCCCGGTGGTGGTCTACTTGGAGGCCATCGCTGCGGCCAAGCAGATGATCAAGGACAGCGAGGGCAAGGGTACGGCGTGGCAGTACAAGTGGTTCGACAAGGGCGGTGGCCAGTTGGACTACGAGCCAGCCCCGGCCACCGGCAACCTGCTCGATTGGTGCTGGAAGTGGGCGCACCAACCCGAGCCGCAGGTGCTGTTCATTTTCCAGCAGACGGGCATCGCTCCCGTAACACGGGGGCGAATAATGCCAACGGCAACCACCTACATGATCAACAACTCGGCGGTCCAGTTTCTGAAACGGAAATGGGTCCGCTGCGCCAAGGCTTACGGCACCGACCCGTGGCTGGATTTTGAACCTGTCGTGGCCACGGAAGATGAAAGTTTAACTTGGGCTGCAACTGATTTCGGGGACGTGGCCTGATGCTTATCCCCCCTGACCATATCCGCGAGTGGCTTTCTTACGACCCGGACACTGGAATTTTCCGGTGGAAAAAGGTGCCGCGTGGTTGTCACAAAAGGACAGGAGAATGTGGCGGCGTAACTGACACTGGTTATGTCAGCATCTTCTTCGAAGGGAAGAGGTATCAGGCGCACCGCTTGGCATGGTGGCTGACGCACGGCTGGTTGCCGGTAGAGATCGACCACAAGAACACGATCCGCACCGACAACCGATTGGCCAACCTGAGGCCAGCCAACTCCAGCCTCAACAAACGCAACCGCGCCTATGGCCACGGAGTGAGCGGCTACAAGGGAGTGTCACCGTCAAAAACGTCAACGCCTTGGCGGGCGTACATCTCTCCCGGTGGCCGTCAGCAACATCTTGGCCACTACCACACGGCGGAGGATGCGGCTCGCGCCTACGATGCGGCGGCGAGGAAACAGTACGGCGAATACGCCCGGTGTAATTTTGGAGAGAGCGAATGAGCGACAAGACACCCATGCCTGACGAGGCACAGCCCGACCCGCTGGAATTGCGGCGCAAGCCCAAGCCACCGAACCGTCCAAGCCCGAACACCACGAGGAAGATCAAATGACCGACGAACCCGAACCCGTGGAGGACAAGCCCGATGGCAAAGCCGTGGCCAAAGTCCCCAAAGCCCCGCTGGCCGTGGGCGAAGAAGGGTACATTACGCCCAAGACTGTCGAAGAAGCTGCACGAATGGCGCAAGCCGTCATCATCGGCGGCTTTGCGCCGGATAGTTACAAGGTCAACGGCACCCCTGACCCGAACAAGATTTTGCTCGGCATCATGGCAGCGCTGGAGGCTGGCCTACCGCCGCTCTACGGCCTCAGGCAGATCGCCATCATCAACAACCGTCCGACCATTTGGGGCGATGGAGCGATGGCCTTGGTCCAGCAGCGCAACCTGATCGACAGCTACGTCGAGGAGCAGATCGGCCCGGTCCCGACCGACAAGGATTTGTCCAAGTGGGATGACGAGTACGGCTGGAAGGTGACGATCACCCGGCGTGGCCAGAAGGGTAGCTACGTCGGCATCTTCACCGTCGGCATGGCCAAGCGGGCGCGGCTCTGGCTCAACGCCAAGAAGGTGCCGTGGATCGAACACCCCGACCGGATGCTCAAGATCAGGGCGCGGGCCTTCCCACTACGCGACGGGTTCGCCGATGCGCTGGCTGGCTTGGCCATCCGCGAGGAGGTCGAGGATATGCACGAGGCCGAGAAGAAGGATGTGGAGGTGCGGCTCGGTGACGAGGGCGAAGTTGAGGCGCCGCCGATGGCCACGGAAACGGAGGACACATGAACGCAGATTTGATTTTCACAATCGTCGGCTTCGGGCTGGCCCTGTGGTTCCTGTTCGGGTTCACTTGGTTCCTGCTGTTCATCAAGGTGACGATGCCCCCGGCGCCATGGCACCCGCCATTGTCGGCCAAGATCATCACGGTGGTGGCGGTCTCGTTCAACGTGCCGTGGGCGATGCTAACCCGTGGGTCCATGCCCACCGGCATCATCATCATGCCGGACAATTTACCAGTCGAAGAGCGTCCGCAGTTTGAGCGGTGGTTGAATGGCCACTGCCCATGTCCTGCCTGCCGCGAGAGGAGGGGAAAAGTATGAAACGATACATGACCGGACCCGAGGTCGCTGCGCGCTTGGGCCTACGCCCGTCCACCATGAGAGCATGGCGGCACAAGGGGATAGGTCCGCCCTACCAGCAACTGGCCGGGAAAGGCACCCAAGCAATCTACGATCCTGACGTGGTGGAATTTTTCGCCACTCAAATCTGGCCCAAACAAAAGCGTGGAGGGCGCAGTGAGCAAAGCAATAAGTGATCAGATCGCGCAGCTTGGGCTGCTCAGCAGAATGAAGGAGGAGGACAAAATGGAAGAGGTGGCCACGATCACCAGCGCGTGGGCGGACATCCTCACAGCGGTGATGACATACCAGCACAAGCATCAGGGCCGTAGCCCGACCAATCCACTCATCGCGGTGGAGGTCGGCCTGTCGCCGGGACAGGTCCAGCATCACCTTCATAAGATGGAGGAGGCGGGTCTCATCGTTGATCGCAATGGCTGGCCGCGCCGGATTTTTGTCATGGCCACAGCAAAAGAGGCCGCGAAGAAACAGTACGAACCCCGGTTCTCCAAGAAGGTCTTGGCCGAACCGAAACCCAAGGAGGAGGAAAAGACTATGGACACGTTCACGGAAGCACCACCTGTGCCACCGAAGGTCGGCAAGCGTAAAAAGCGTGAGCCGCTGCTCGTCAATGCCAAGCGATTTGCGCGGGCATTGGATGGCTACCGAGCGCTGTACGGCATGACCCCAATGATCAAGGAGATCGCGCCCGCGCTTGGCTACAGCTTGGACAAGCCGGTCGGCCTTAGCCGCGTTATCCGGAAGATGGTCGATCAGGGCTGGCTCAAACACAGGGCTAACCACCAGCGCGACCTTACCCTCACGGACCTTGGCCGCAAGGTGCTACTCGGCAATGGCCACGAGGACCACGATGTGCCTGAGACAGAGCAGGAGGATGTCCGGCCAACGCCACCGACGCCGACCTATGCGCGGCCACCGCAGAACAACTTGGCCGAGCAGCGTGGGACATGGTCGCCAATGATGAAGGTCATGACACCAAAGCCGGAGCCGGAGCCGGAGCCGGAGCCGGAGCCGGAGCCATTGCCTGACCCTGAGGTCGCGCCCGAACCAGACCGGAGTAATTGGCCCGAGCCGGGGCCAGTGACCCCGCAGCCCATCAATGTGGTGGAATGGCTGACTGGCATTGACACGGTTGACCTTGTCCTCGAATTGCAGGACCGAGGTTTCAAGATCGTTCGTCGCTAGGGGGAGGTGGGGGCTGCGTCTTTTGATGCGGTCCCCATAACCTTCTTCTGCCAGACTTGGTCAAACTTCTTGGCCAGCGCCAGCCGCACCTTTTCGATCTTGGCCCTGCTCGCATCGGCCTGTGCTTGGGTCAGCTTCTTGCCAACCGGATAGGTGTCGCCCGTCACCGCTTCGATGGCGTTCGCTTGCTTCTCGGTGAGGCCCTTGGCATTGACCAGCCCATCCTCCAGCGCACCCTTGGCAAGGCCGATCTTCCGCACCGCCGTGGCCGTGACCTTGATGGGGGTGGCCATCTTGATGGCCGCCTTGTTTTCCTCGTAATGCTCCTTGTACTGGGGGCTGTCCGTGCCATAGCGCGTGGCCACGTCCTTGGCCTTATCGACTGCCTTCTTGGCCGAGTAGTAGCGCTCGTTGAACGTGCTGATCGTGGCCTTGTCCACATTGGCAGCACCATGCGGCTGAGAGATGAAGCCCCGCGCCACGGGTATGTCGCTCGGACCAACCTCATCTCTGGTCAGCTTCCCCGGCAGGGTCCACACCCGTCCAATCGAGCGGCCAAGGCCACCGAGAGTTTCCGACGTAAAATGCGACAGGGTTTCAGGGTGAACGTCTATCGACCCCTTCTTCACATCGTTGCCGCCGGTCAATTCGTTCATGCCCGTGGCCAGCACTTTCCAAAACTCGTTGGTGTTTTCTAATGACGAGTGGCTCTGCGGGTCATCCTCGGTTCCGGGCCACTCGTCCGGGTAGAGCTTGTGGCCCCAGTTGTTGGAATTCTGGATGATGTCCACGACCGGGTCGCCCACCGACGGGGTGATGAGGTTCCCAACAGTGTGGCCACTGACCGGGGAGAAAGCATTGGCGAAGCTGTACATCACGTCAGCCGCCATCTCCATCATGCTCTGCTTGTTGCCGTCCTTGTCCGTCTTTTCGCGCCACCACTCGCTCGACTTGCGGCCCACGGTGACGAAGCTGTTGATGCCGTAGCCAACGGGAATACTGATGTCGAACGGGATGTAGTCAGGCAGCATCAGCTTGAAGGCTTGGTCCTTCTCCTCTTCGGTGTAGTCGTCCCACTTCTCCGGGTCGAGCAGGTGGTTGAGGACATCCATCATCAGCCCAGCGGTCATCAGTCCAACCATGATGAGCGGCTTCTTCCTCATCGAATAGAGGAAGCGTCCGCCACCCGTGGTTGAGGCCGTGGCGAAGCCATAGAAGGCGTTGATCTTCGGACCCCACTCGCCGTGCTGCTGGAAGTTGGTGGTCAACTCACGCACCGCCTGTGCCGCCTGCTTGGACGGGATGCCAGCCTCACGCAGGGCCACGTAGGCAGACAGGCGGGTCATGTTCTCCAGCGCCGAGCTAAGGTTGCTGACAAACCCGAGGACGTTGCGGACGGCCTTGATCGGATTGGTGAAACCGCTCTGCTTGGCCAGCTTCATTTCGCGCTTGGTGCGGCGCAGGATGTCCTCCAGTCCCTCGGTCTGGTTGTAATTGATCTTGCCGCCTGCCGCCTCGAATTCATTATACCATTCGAACCACTTGCTGCCCGACGCTTCGCCAGCCCCGGTCTTGCTGAACACGCCCCGCGTGGACGCATACAGTGCGCCGGGGAGGTTCTTGATGATCTGGCGGCGTATGCCCTTCTCGCCCAGTGTCGAGGCGTTGATCACGCCCGTCTGCACATCCTTGACCGCGTTGCGAAGAATGAAGTCGATGTTCCACGAGGTGTTGGCCTGTGTCCACAGCTTGGTGAGGGTGCGCCCCGCCGCGATCCACGAGGGCAGCGTCTCGACATCAAGGTTCTTGATCGCCTTGACGAAGCGAACGGCAGACTGGTTGCCCTTCTGGAACGTCATCTTGTGGGTGACATCACCGTCCTTGTAATAGACGGTGAGCTTGTCCTCCTCGCTACCGGGGGCAACGCGGGTCTGCATCTGGTACTCGACCTGCTTGGTCTTCTTGTTCCATGTGGCCACGCGCTCGACCCTGTCGATCTTGACGAAGCTGGGATCGGGGACGGCGCGGAGCATATTGTAGAGCGCCCCGGACACGGAGTTGCGGTAGGAGCGGTCGATGGCCTGCTGCGCCTGCGCCACGGCATAGCCGACGATGCTTTCCAGATCGGCCCTGCTCTCGCGGCCAAACATCCGGTGGCCTTCGCTGCCCTTAACCGAGAAGCCGCTGCCCTCGACCGGGAAACTCATCTCCATCTGAGGCTCGGTCTTTTCGTGGCCACGCAGCGGGACGTAGTGGTCCTGCGGCTGGAAGCCCGCATCGGCGTTCTTCTGGGTCAGCAGCTTGCCATTGACCCGCTCGCGCTGGGCCATCTCGATCATCTTGTCGATGTACACGGCGGCTGCTTGCAGGTCGGCCATCTGGCCATTGGCGATGAAGTCCGACATGATGTCGCCAGCCTCGGTATCGGTCATGCCAGAACCCGGCTTGTCGGTCAGGTTGAACGCGGGATTGATCTTGGCCACGGCCCGGTTGCGGGCGGGAGCATGGCGGGCATAGAGATAGAGGCCAAGGTCGGCCACGGCCAGCTTGCTCCGCGCCAACTCCTCGGCCATCGGCCTGAACAAATTGTCCACCATGTGGTCCATCTTGTAGCCGCGCTCGTCGGCAGTGATGCGCTCCATCACGTTCATCTCTGGCGGCAGACGGTCCACCCCCAGAAACGCCTCGGCGCGGGTCTGCCCCTTCTCCACCTGCCGATACTTCTGGAGTATCTTGCGCTTGAAGGCGTCGATGAGGTTGTCGGCGGCATCGCTCTCGGCGTTGAAGTCCCACGACCCCAGCTTGGTCAGCAAATTCAGGGCCACATCGTGCATATGCCGCAGCGCACCGGGGTCTGGTTTGGACGGGTCGCCAAGGACGCTCGGCTGTGCGGCTCTGGTGATGCGCCGCTTGGCCCCGCCCAGTTGGATCATTTGCCCGGCGGTCTTGCCCCACTCGACCTTGACCTCCTTGCCGGTGATCTCGATCAAGCTGTCGTCGAAGATGACGTAGTTGCGGGTCTTAGTGGTTTGGGCTGGATCGCGGCTGTCGCGGTCGAGATACTGGTTGCCGGGAATACCAAGCTCGCGCAGGTACAGGCTCGCCGCCTTGGGTCCATCATCCTCGGTAATGGCCACGCCCAATTCGCTGTCGGCGGGGGCAGCCGGGAAGCCTCCGTCCTTGAGCAGTTCACGGCCAAGCACATTCAGTTGCAGGGCCTCGCCAGTCCATGACCAGAAATCGCCATACTTCCGCTGGTACTGGGGCAGCAGTCCCTTCTCCACCAAGTGGCCACGCAGCTTGGTCAGCGCGGCAGTGACCACCTCCGGCTGCTCGCTCAACTTCTTGTCGAGGTCGAGCAGCACGTCGGTCTCGGGGATGTCCACCTTGTAGAGCGCACCCGTGGTGGGGCCACGGTCGAACGCGACATCCCTCATCCGCAGGCCATTGAAGATGTTTTCGACCTTGCGCTGGTCAGCCTCGATGCGGTGGCGGGCAGAGGCGGTCTGGGCATCAGCCAGCGCTCCGTGAATTCCCTTGTCATAGGCGACGTGCAGCGTGTCCAGCCAGCCGTTGTACTTGGTGCCGCCCTTGGTCAGGTAATCGTGGATCAGCGAGGCCACCTCGAACGTGGCCACCTCCCACTCGCTGTTCTGCGAAACGTCCCCGAATTTGTTGCCAACCCAGTCGATGATCGGGTGGCCATCGACCGTGACAGAAATTGTCGCTGGCCGTGACATATCCATGGTCAGCTTGGCCCGGTACCAATCGGCCACGCCCTTCTTGTCGGCGAAGTACAGCCCCCAGCCCTTGGCCTGAACCTTCTCGCCCGTGTTGATGTAGGCGTTGGAGAAGCGCTCGATCATTTGCCGGGGCGTTCCGTGCCACGCTTCCCGCGCCTTGATGCCAGCCTCGCCGATGGACCGCAGCACATGGGCCTCGGAGACCGTGATGTCAGCCAGCGCAAGAGCCTTGGCCACGGCCTGCTCAAACTTGGTGCGTAAGGCTGGCTTGGCCCGCGCCGTGAGGTTTTCCTGCGCCTTGTCCCACGCCCTCAGTTGCTCGCCCGTGCGGATGTTGATCAACAGGTCCATGGCCTCGTTCAACTGGCGCTCGCTGACACCGGCTTTGGCATAGGCCATCCGGATGTGCTGGATCATATCGCTGAGCCAGTTGAAGAACCGCTCGGCAACCTTGGCATCCGGATTTTTCTCGCGCTGGCCATGCAGCGGCTGGCCCAATTCCCACCGTGCGTAACCTTCGGCGATGGCTTCTTCGATCTGGCCATCGCGGTCCATGTCTGGGCCAAGCGGGTAGTTGGCCTCGGCCCACGCCATCAGTGTCGGGTCGCTCAGCGCCCACCGCTTCAGCGCTTCCCACTGCTTTGGGCTGATGATGTCGTTGTCCCGCATCCAGTGGATGCCCTCATGGCGGGCAGTCTGGCGAGCGTTCTCCCAGTCGAACGCAGCGATCTGCATGACCGCGTTGCCGGTGATCATGTCGTGGCCATACTGGCCAGCGCCGGTCATCCCCTTGGCGATGGCGATCTCCGCCTGAATGATCTGCACGATCAGCCCATGCTTTCCGGTGAGGCCAAACTCATCGAGGGCAGCGACCATGTCGTACAGGTGCTTCTGGTGGAATTGGCCAATCTCGTGAATTTCCACCGGGTCCGGTGCGGGCGGAGCGATGTACTCCTCGATGGTGGTGGGAGCCTTCTTCTTCGCGGGCGCCTTGGGTTTCGGCGGTGTGGCCTTGGCCGGGGCAGGCTTGGCCTTGCGCCGCTTGAACAGGCTGCTCTCTGGGCTGAATTCCCCGGTGTTTTCCGTGGCGGATTTGATGCTGCGGGGAGCGCGGCTTTCCTCACTGCCCTTGAGAACGATGATGACGGTGGAGGGGATGCTCTCTCCCCCAGCAGTGTCGTCAACATCGTCAATCCACACCGCGTCATAATCATGCTGCGCCATCTCGGCGACATCGTCGGTGGACCGATGGCTCTCGGCTTGATCGAGGTAGCCGTGGTTGATCAACTCCCATTCACTGGTGTTGAGATTGTCCATGTGTTCTTGGGTCTCTTCATCGACCCGCTCGACAATGAATTCCTGTGCCTCGTCCTCATCCTCGAACGTGGCCAGAACCTCGTCCTCGACGGTCTCGGCCTGCCATGCCCGACGCGGTTCGACCACGTCGAACACGGTTTCGCCCGCCTCGTTCTTGCGCTCGACCGTGATCAGGCGGTTGGCATCAGCATCGAAGCTCTCTAGCTGGTCATTGATATACGCCTCGCGGGCTTCGTCGATGGCCTCCTCGCTATGCTCACCCTCGTCAACGACAACCTCGGTCCAGTTGCGGCCTTCGGCATCGTAGTGATCGACCTCGTTGATGCGGAGATAGACCGGCAGGACCGCGCCGTCCGCGCCCTTGGCATAAGTGCGGGACACCTCCGGGTTGTCGGAGAAAAAGTGGCTGGCCTTCCAGTTGCCGAATTCCTCGAAACTGGTGCGGGTGCCGTGGTAGAAAATACGGGGACGGCCTTGGTCATCGACCGCCTTGCTGTCGCCGAACCACTGCCAGAAATTCTTGACCGCCTTGGTCGTGGCCGCGATGGGCTGGCCATCCGCATTGGTCGATGGGCGCTCAACGCCATCCACGGTAACGAACGCAGGCGGACGCGCCTTGTCGCTACCGAAATCCATTCCGGGGAAAAGCTCTAGCTGTTCTTCTTCGCCGTATCTTGGCGCTTGCGCGCCGCCAGCAGCGCCAGCCACACCGGGGCCTTGGCCTCCTTCGATGTCCGCTTGGTCAGCTTTTTGGCTGGGGGCAGCTTCTGTTCCGGTCGTAGTGCCATAATATACTCCTCCTCCAGCCACGAACATATACACGCTGTCCGGGTTTTGGCCAGTCAGGGTCGCGCTGTTTTGCAGCGCCTGCGGGTAGAACGGGTAGTAGAATTTCCGCCCGTGCGGATCGGTGTAGGTGGCCGTCGGAGCGGGGCCAGTTTCCACCCGCTTCTTGGCCCCTGCCGCCAGCGTGGCCATGCCTTTCGGGGCCACAGCCGGGCCTTCGAGCGCGGCAATCTCTCCGTCCCGCCATTCCTCGACAAGGTGTTTGAATTCGTCGAAAATGTCGGACGCGCCCATGTCCTTGTCGGCGAGCAGATCACTATTAGCGTCGAGGACGGACTGCGAGATGACACCCTGATTAACGAGGGTCTTGAGGAACGCCTTGGCCTTGGTCCTGCCGGGGCCATGGTCCTCGTAGGTGGTGATGTCATCCATCTTGGCTTCGATCTTCTCGGCCCGTTTCCGGATGTCCTTGATCTTGGCCTTGACCTCATCCGACACGGCAGCGGGCTTGGCAGCAGGAATTTTTTTCGCTTCGGCTGCACGAACCGGCTCTTTGGTTGGCCTAGTAGGAGTGGGGGCAGGTTCGGCTTGCTTGGTCTCGGGCTGGGCCTGCTCCTTCGCTTCCGCTGGTTGGCCTGTCAGTTTCGCAGCCTCGGCACGGAAGGCGGTGGCCAGCTTCTGCAATTCGCTGACAGGCTGCGGGCTGGCGTCACCCCACGGTGGCCGCACCATGTCGGTCGATTTCTTGCCAGCAATCTTCCGCTCAATGGCATCCGCATCCTTGATGTAACCGTCAGCAATCCGTTGGTCATTGGCACTGACTGTGGGTGGAGGTGCCTTCGCCGCCGCCAGCTTGGCCTTCAGCGCCGGGATTTTTTTGCCCTTCGGTGTAGCCTTGGAACCTTTCGCGGCCACGGGCGTTGTGGGCGGAGCAACCTCACTAGGTGCTGCGCTCACAAGACTTGCCGTTTTGGCCTTGGCCACACCCGCTTTGGCATCCAGCAAACCGACTTTGTAGGCGGCCTTGAATTTGGGCGACTGTCCTTTGAGCGATGGCGCTTCCGACATCCCAAGGCCCACGGACTGCCCGATGCTACGGCCAGCCTTGGTCTCGAACGCCGCGCCACGCGGTGACTTGGGCATGGCCTTGAGGACAGCGGCCCGCTGATCCACGGCCAGCCCTTCATGCTCGGCAGGCGGTGTCCACTCGATGGCCGTCGCGGTGATCGGCGCGATTGGTGCGGTGGGTACCGCTGTCGGGGGAGACGGGGGTAGCTCCTCCGGCAGCGGCCCTTCCGCGACAGGGGGGGCTATTCCTGCCGCTTCAGCCGGTTCGAATGGCCCGCCCATGGCCTGAGCGCCACCGGGCGGCTCGCCCATCATGCGGACTTCGTCGGTCTCCGGATTGACGAAGCCGACGACCTCTTGGGTCTGCGCGCCGGTTTCGTCCTGCCCATACAGCGGCTGCTCGCCGGGGAGCGGCTGGGTATAATCGCCCGCAGGCGCAGCCGCCTCCGCTGCCATGCCCGCCTCGGCGATGGCTTCTGACGGCGCTGCCGTCATCTCGGCCAGTGCGGCCCGTGCGGGATTAGCCGCCTTGGCTGCGTCTAAGCTCGCCTCAGCGCTTTGTTGGGTCGAAGTAGGATCAGGTACCCCGCCCTCGTCTAGCGCGTCTGAGACGGCTCCACGGCGGACTGAGGGCCTTCTTTCTTCCACCTCCTCGCCCATCGCAGGGGCAACCTCTGGTTCCAGCCCGCCGCGAGCGATGGCCGCCTCGGCCTCCTCCTCGGTTGGCGCGAAATCCTCTTCGTCCCACTGCTGGCCGGTGGCCTCAGTGAAGGCTTCATCCATCGCCGCCAGTTCTTCGGCGGTGTCCTCACCATAATCGACCGGGGTTTGAGCAACCTCCATCCCGCTGGGGTCCACCCACTCGCCCGTGTCCGGGGCCTGCTCAAGCCCGGCCACCTGTCTGTTGCGAGGATTGAGCGGAGCGCCGTTGCGGTCACGAAGCTCGTAGTGGAGGTGGACACCCGTGGCGTTGCCGGTCTGACCAGCGCCGCCTAGCTTCTGGCCTTGGGCGACCTGATCGCCGACCTTTACGTTGATGTTGTTGAGGTGGGCGTAGGTCGAGCGCGACCCGTCGCTATGTTCGACTATCACCCGGTTGCCATAGCCACGCGCTGGCGCAGCACTGACGATGACACCGCTGGCGGTAGCGCCGATGGGCGCCCCTTTCTTCATGCCGCCGATGTCGTATCCACCGTGGTTGCTGCTGGCCATCTGGCCATTGGCGGTACGGAACGACTTGCGTGGCCCCGGCTTGGACGTGATGACGCCCTTGGGGAATACGTGCGTCTCGGTCTTACCAGTCGCGTCAACTGGTGCGGGTGTTGGCCTCACCAGACGTGGCCGCGCCTGCCTTTCGCGCTCCGGCTCACTGAGAACAACCGGGACGGCTGGGGTTTTGGCGGCGCGCAGGTCGGCTGGCTTGCCAGCGACTTCGCCAGCGCGACGTGATGGTGACAACAGTGCTTGGCCGACGCCGCTGGTGTTCCACTCAATGCTCTCGGCCTCGCGCAGTGGGGCAGTCTTCGCCTGCTCTAGTTCTGCTACGCCTGTGGCCACACCCGCCGGGCCGCCGATCAATGCGCCAGCCGCAGCAGCATCGAACATCCGCCCAACAAGGCCCGGCTTAATGGGCGTTCCAGTCTCCAGAGCAGAGCCGTATTCTTCGATGGCTGTCTGCAAACCTTCGGTGATAAACTCACCGCCCATGCCCTTGCCGCCCTGCTTGGCTATTTGCCTGAGCGTGGCCCTGCGGGCCTCGGTCGCGGGCATCAGCAAAATCTTCAGGCCGATGTCGTCGGCGATTTCCTTGCCGAACCGATTGGTCAGGGTGGACCCCAACTTGCCGGGGAGGAAGCTGTCCAGCGCCGCCGCGCCACCCGCCGACAGGAATGTGGCCAGCCCAGCCTTGGCCTCTTCATTGATCTCCTTGTTGCCCTGCTGGATTTGGCCAAGCTCCATAATGTAGGACGTACCGAACGCCCCGGCTTGGGCAGCGATGGACCCGCCAACCAGCCCGCCCAACATCGCCGCATCCATGCTGGCCACGAAATTCGGAGCCTGCTCGATGGCGGTCTGGGTGGCCCAGTTGGCCGCGTCCTTGAACGACGAGACTTGGCGAGCCGTCAGCCCCGGCGGCAAGGCACCGGAGATGGCGCCGTAATATCTCCGCCTGTTGGCAGAGTGCTTGCTGTCAATGCCGAGACCTTCTTCGACCGCCTCTCTTGCCGACCAAATCGTGGCCATGGCGTTACGGCCAGACTTGATGCGGGAAGTCTGGACGATTTCACCGTAGGTTTTATCGCCCGGTTCCTCGGTGGTCTTCTCGCCGACTGCTGACCAGCCGACAGGAGATGGCCGCGCCTTTGTCCCTTGCTCCTTGCGGTATTTGGCGATGGCGCCGAAATCGAACGGCATCGCTTTGGCCAAGTTCGGGTCTTCGAATTCCTCGGCTGCGATCCGCCTTGCCTCGGCCAGCATTGCACCCGGCGCGGCATCCCACAATTTGCGCCCGTTGATCTCCTTGGACACGCGCTCCAGATAGGCGGCCTTGGTCAGATCGACTTCGTAATTGCTGCTTGGTCGTGCCGCTATTTCCTTGTCTGCGGCGGTGTGCTGACGGGCAATGCCGCCAAGCGGAGCAGTGGGCGCAGTGACTTCGTCCAGAACGCTGGGGTCGATGACCAGCGAAGGGGGCTGTTTGCCGCCTTTTGCGGCCTCGGTCTTGGCCAAGGTGGTGGCCACGGCATCCGGGTCAACGGCCATGCTGCCTTTTGGGATGATGCCGTAGCCGGTGGGAGATGTCTCGATCCGGGCGCCACCGGCAGCGGCTTCCTCGACCGCTTTGGGGATACCCTCAGGTTCGAATAGCGGACCAGTATCGCTGGCCACGCCACCCGGCGTTTCCTTCTCCTGTTCAAACTTGAACGTGGTGTCCAGTTGGAACGGCTCGTCCGACGGGATGATATTCCCTTGGTCGTCCTCGAAGTCGAGGTCTTCCCCCTTGGCGGCGGTGGCGTCCTCGAAGTCGAGGTCTTCCTCAACCTTCTTGCGGATGCGCTTCAAGCCCTCCTCGCCCTCCTCGGGCAGTGGGGCCAGCGGGTCCTTTGCGGACGCTTGGATTTGACGCGCCTGCTCGGCCTCAGCGGCGGCGGCGATCTCTGCCTCTAGGCGGCGAGCTTCCTCTTCTTCTTCAGCGATTTCCTCAGGCGTCTTGCCGCTCTGAAGCAGCCCGCCGGGTGGCAGGCCCCACTTGCTGCGGAGGGCGCTGAAGTCTGTGGCCATGGCCTATTCGTCTTCCTCTTCATCTTCATCGAGATCGAGGCTGTCCATCATGCTCCCGCGCTTAGCGGCCCCTCTCCTATTCTTGGGCGGCGACAGCTTCGTGCCGGGTTTAACCCACTGGCCCGTTTCCACTATCGTGCCATCGCCAAGCTCGTGCAGGATTTGTTCGCGCATGGCGCCGTCTGGTCGCTTCACTGGCCGCCCGGTAGTGTACGCATCGACAACTTGGCCATTGTCAATCGCGGCAGCGTTCGCCTGCGCGGCGGCAGTGCGGGAGCGCGCATACTGGTCCCGCACCCCTATCAGCCGCTCGTTGTTTGCCGCTTTCCATTCATTCTGACTTTTAGTGAACGCCTGTGACTGGGCTTGCCGCGTAGCTGCCGCGCCCCTAGTTGCCTCGCCCTCTTCGCGGATACGCCTGTCGGTCGCCTCGGCTAGATCAATCCTGAGGCCACGATCCTCTGCCCGCTCTTCGCCACGAATTGCCTGACGCCGCTGCTCCTTGGCCAGTTCGCGGGCGTTCTCCAGCGCTTCCTCGCGGCGCTTCTGGATGTCCTTGCCAACGGTCTGCATGGCCTCGCCAAGGCCACCAATCGCGCCGAGCAATCCCGCTTTCATTTGCCAAGGTCCCTTCGGTTAAGGGTTTTCGCCTCCGGCTCTTCGTCCTCTTCTACCGGGTTCTGGTCGGCCATGGCCATAGCAATCGCCCGCTCGCTCTGCTGCTCGTAGCCCGGCAAGATGTCGTCGCCGCGCCCTTCCTTCGCCGCTTCGTCGAGCGCTTGGAATTGCTGCTTGGCCACTTCCGGGTCGATGCGGCCACCCTCCCCGGTGTTGGCCTCGCGGTACATATCCAGCGCATTGTACCAAGCGCCCTGAATTTCGGCCTCCTTGAATTCGTGGATTTCCGCCGCCTCCGCGACCTCGATCAACTGCTCCATGATCTCGCGGCCAGCGTGGAAAATCACGTCATCGTCAATGGGCATATTGTTGCGCTTGGCATCCTGCTCCACCATCGTCACCACCCACACCGTGGTCTGGGCCAGCGTGTCGATGGGCTTGTTGCCGGTGGACAGGCGCCCGAGAATTTGATCCTCGACCTTGCCCGCATCGGTGTAAATCATCTCCATCGCGTTGTTGACGAACGCATCATACTGTTGCTGCTCTTCTGGCGAGACGTTGGGGGTCTCGTCCTCTTCCATCTGCTCGCCGGGATTGAAACCAACAGGCGCAGTGCCAGCCGCTTGGCCGGGGCCACCGAACAATAGACCACCGCCTTTGACCACCATTGCCCTGCTCCTAGATGAAGACGACTTCGCCGTTGACGATCTGGTAGCGCCCACTCGTCTGCCTCGGGGCCATCGCCTGTTCGAGGATACCGGACCTCTTTGCGGCGTCGAAATCCGTCCCCGCATACTTGAACCACGGCTCTTGGTTGGTCGGGACCAAGTCCTTCTTGCCGCTGTAGATATTGCGGTAGCCATAGTTGAAGGCGTAGCGGTCGGCATCGGCCTTATCCGCCTCCAGCCTAAGCGAAGCCTCATCGGCTCCAGCCTTACCCTTGGCAAAGCCGGAGATGATCTGGCCACCAGCCGAAAGCAGGCTCGGTGCGAGCGTGCTGAGCAGGCCACCGCTGGCTGCCGTTGTGGCCGCAGGCGCTGCTGCCGCCGCAGCGCTACCAAAGCTCGCCGCGCTGCCAAGCGTACCCGCCGCCGCGCTCTCCATCACGCCCGCCGCCGCTCCCTCCACCAACGGCATACCCGCCGCGCCCAGCCCGCCCGCTGCCTGACCTGCCGCGCCTACTGCCGTGCTTGCCACCTTGCTGCCGAAAAGGCCGCCCGGTCCCATCCCTCCGATGCCGAAGCCGCCTGCAACCCCGCCCGTGGCCGCGCCGACGAGGAAGCCCTTGGTGGCCCCCTTCATGACGCCGGTTCCGGTGAGGCCGCCGAGAGCGCCGCCAGTGACGGCACCCACGGCGCCCATACTTATGGCGCCCGATAAGACAGACGTTAATCCGGCGGATAAGCCAAGCCCCCCTGCGCCTAGCAGCCCCCCTAGTCCCGCCGCACCAAAGACGCCCAGCGCTGCGCCGCCCGTGAGGACGATGGCGCCGACGATCAGCGCGGGAATGGCGATCTTCTTGGCGACCTTGACTACCTTCTTGAAGACCTTGCCGACCGATTTGAACGGGTTGCTCATGCCGCCTCCTCCCATGCGCGGGATAGCCGCATCTCGTGGTCCATCTCGTACTGTTCGCCGACCAGCCTGAAGCCCTTGCGGGTGTAGAGCTTGGCCATCTTCTCGCCGCCCGGAACCGCGTCCGACCACGTCAGGATTATCTCGATCACCTTGGGG